TCAGCGTGTCGGCTTCACAATCTCCCCAACACGGCGGTAAACCGTCTCGGTTATCCGCTTGTCCGTATGCCCCAGCAGGCGGCTGGCATCGCCCAGGTCCAGAATCTCACTGGCAGCTTTAGGACGGATGTCGCGGAACTGAAACTGTCGAATACTGGATGCAAGAACACCGTCGCCTACCTCTCTGGCGATGGCGATTGCTTTGTCGCGAGCATCGTCAAAGCGTAGCCGGAGCATGTGCTTAGTCACCTGCCTGCCGTCTTCGGTGATTATCAGGTAAGGGTTTCGTACTTCCCGTGAGCGTCTTTGCTCTATCAGCCTTGCAACCAAGGCGCCCAGGTCATTGAGTGCGCCGGCAGCGGTCAGGCGAATGCGCAGCTTCTTCGATGTCTTGCCCTGGGACACCTGCAGGAATTCGTTTACGGCGTCCGCCTCCCGCATCGACAGCGTATCCGCCGGGCGCTGGGCAGTCAGGTAGGCCAGGTCCATCGCGTCACGCAGTTCCGAGGCCGCGACTGCATACACGGCGCCCCAAATTTCCTCGGTGGCGTAGAAGTCACGCGGCACCTCTTTGTTCTTGCGCACGCCGGCGGCGGGGTTGTTTTCGGTCAGCCCCCACTCCCGCGCAATGTTGTAGATGTGGGACAGCAGGGATATCTCCCTATTGGCCCGAACCTTGGCAGTCCGGCTGTCTCGGTACTGCGCGATGATCTGTGGCGAAACCGCATCAATGGGAGCGTCGTTGAAAGCCTTGCGAAGCTGTTTAAGGCTCAGCAGGTTGTCACTCTGCGTCTTGGGCTTCTTGCCTGGGATGATCTCCCGCTCGTAACGATCAAACACCTGGGTCAGCAGGGCGTTCTTCTTCGGTACCGGCTTGCAATCAAGCTTTGCCCATTCAGCCTTGGCGATATCCAAATCACCCCCGAGCGGGATTTCCACCCGCTTCCCGTCTTCATTCCTCCCGTCGTAGTAATAGCCAACCCACTCTTTGCCACCCTTCAGCGTACGTACGCGCCGAATCATTCGCGGCGGCAGGTCCCTGTTTGCCGCCTTTTTCGCTCGCATCTTTTTATCCTACTCGTGACAAGTCCAGCGACCAGGCTTCGGCCGCAACGTTTTCTGCTGAGGGTTTTACGCCTGCCAGCTTCATCCGGGCGTATACACGGCCCACTACTGGCCGGCGCGCCCGCGTCAGCACGTACTTCCATCCATTCAGGTTGAGCCAGGCGATCTGTCGCGACGGGATCATATAGCCAGTGATTGCCGCGATCTCTTCTTCGGCAAGGGTTTCGCTTTGCATTTCCATCATGTGCACCTCTATGCCTCTGGTTTGTCGAGTGAGCCCGCGGGCCGCGCTGTTTGGATGATGTGGATTGCCAGGCCGAAGCTGATCAGCAGCCAGGCGCATGTGCCGGCAAACGCGTAGAGCAGCGCCTCGGTGGTGCCTGTGCCAACAAGGTCAGGCCCGGCCCAGAAGAACCAGCCGAGGGTTCCTACCAAGTACAACAGGGCGCCCAGTACAGTCAGGGTGAGTTTCATAGCGAACATGGGGTGTGTCCTAGCCGCGCGGGGCGGCACATAGGGGATTGGAGTGATAGCTTTCTGCCTATCTTTCAAACAGGACCGAAGCGGTGTACAAAAGGGTTCAACTTAGTTCGTGATGAGGCATGGACGTGTCACACAACTTCGATGCTCCGATAGCGCACGCTTACCGGGGCCACGTGATTTTTCTCAAGTTCGACTGGCGTCGCCCGAACGACCAGAGCCCTGTTGCTGCAAAGATCATTGAACCAGCACCCATCAATGGCTTGGGTGAGGTTGCAGCAAAGTTGGAAGGCCCTTGGCCTGACTATCCGGCAGCACTTGATGACGCGATGGCGGCAGCTGAACGATGGATCGACAGTCAGTTGCCCTGACGACGCTCACCGGCAGGCGTGTAGGGGGATTGGGGTTAGGGTGCTGCGGCGAGGTCGGCCTCTGCCATCTCGCAGAAGAACGAACAAGACGGGATTTTCTCGTTACGACGCACCGGGCCGTCGCCCAGCTCGCGGAGGGAAAACCGCACGTTGGTGGTGCGGTTGCGAAACAGATATGAACCCTCGCCGAGGTCGTCCTGCACCCGACACAGCGCTTCGAACTGCTCCGGGAAATCTTGCCTTATCGCGCGGAAATAGCCTTCACCACCTTTCACGCAGCCAATGCAGTTCGCATTGTCGTAGCCCAGGCGGTACATCAGCGGCAACTTGATACCTGCGCGCAGAACCATTGCCTTGCAATCCTCCTTTCCCAGACCGGCATCAATCAGCGGCGCAATCACCGGCCGGTCTGGGTTTCGGTCGCGGAAGTCCTCAAGGCGTTCAACCTCTTCGGCGGTGTAACCGAACACCATCACGTCTCCCGGCTGCTTCCAGGCATCCAGCAGGCGCCGCTTCAACAACTTGGTGCAGGGCGCGCCGTTCCGTCCCTTCATGAATCGCTCGCGGTGGAATACCTGAAGGATGTCGGCGCCGTACTTTTCATCTCGAAGCACAGTTACAGGGCGCCCGAACCAAGCTTCACAGTCCAGGGCGAATCGGCGGTTGTCTTCGTGCTCATTGGCCAGGAAGGCGTTGATTATCTGCACGTCGTGGGTTGCGCCATATTCGGCCAGAGCCAGCTTGGTAGCCACCGCCGAAGCAGCACCGCAGCTGAACTGGCAAACGATTCGATTGCTCATGGCCTTGGCCCCTTGTAGATGAAGACGTAGGCGAACCAGAGGGGGGCGATCATCAATAATCACCCCAGTTCAAGCCCTGAATGTATTCGCTTGGGATGGTCACGGCCTCGGCCGGTATGGTGCTTTCCACCTCATGGTTGCCGAAGTAGCCGATTGCTGCTTTGGCGCGCTCCATAGATAACTGGGCATGCTTCATCTGCCAGGACTTTCGGGCTTTGTACGAGCGCAGCGCTAGCGCCTTGTCGGTGTAGGCGAAGCGCCGGGCCCACTCGCCACCTTCTTTCAGCACGCGCTTGCGACGTTTCTTGATCGCCTCAGCAGTCCAGCTGTATTGAGGACCTTTGACCATGTCGCAGGTATGGGTATCGCCGATGTAGAAACACTGCGCCGTCTCGCCGATCACCTGATAGGTGATGCAGTGCACCTCCAGGCCTTCCGGGCCGATGGTGTCGATATAGCGGTAGTGATCCGGCCAAGCTTTTTGAGTTTCTTCAGGCATGACTTCGTCCTTGCCGCCATAGCGGCTATCAAATTCATAGAGGGGAGAGGTATCGTTGCCTCCTTAGAAATGGAGGTGAGATGTGGTCGTACACGGAATTGAATACCGTTTTTGCCGTGCTTCGAGCGTTGTCATAGGTCATGACGGCTTGGCTTTAGAGTGCTGGGAAGGCGAGAGAGCTCAGATGTTCGAGATCTTCCGGAATGACGAAACCCTGCGTTTCGAGGTAACCCTATTTGAGCCAAGTGTTCCCCTCGAATTGCTTGAGTACGCCGTTCAAATTGCACGGGATAGCCTCGGAGATTTCTGCCCATAACCCCGGCTCAGGATCACGTAATGAAAAAATGCAGCATATGCCAACGGCCCTTAAATACCCGCCCTGAACTCATGGATTGCGGGGGTGATTGTCTGGAATGCATGGCTGAGTGCGGTGATCCAGACGCCAAGCTGGCTATGAAGAAAATTCTTCAACATCGTAGTGGCGCAAAAAATCTCGACAGCGATAAATCTGAGTACCCGATCTAGGCTCTCAACGCATTCTTATCGTCGATTCGGTATGCCGCTAAAGCGGCTGACTTTGAAGGGGGAGGGGTTACTTGCGAAGTGTTGCGTCGATACTCTGGATCAGAGCAGCATATCCAGGCGTCCAGTGGTCGCGGTAAGCTCAGGCGTTATTCAGCGGAAGGAATGGTTATGGGCAGGATGCTAGCAGTTATCGGGATTGCTCTTACTGTGATGTACGCATGGTTTGCTTGGTGGCTTGTAGGAGATCGAATCCAGGCGCTTCAGACCATGGATTTGAATGAGGTTGGAGATTTTTTAGCGGGTGCGTTTGGTCCGGTCACGATCCTCTGGCTAGTACTAGGTTTTTTTCAACAAGGAATTGAGCTTCGCCAAGGAACAACGGCTCTAAATCTCCAGGCTACCGAGCTTCGAAACTCGGTAGCACAGCAGTGCGAGATGGTTGCCGCCCAAAAAGCCAGTCTCCTCAACTACGAAAAAACGCTCCATCCTTTGCTCAAGCTGGAACTCACGGCATCGGGATGGCGGGAGGATGAATTTGGTGTCGAATTCAAAATTAGCAACTCCGGAGACTACTGTGAGTCCGTAGTCGTAAATCTTAACGGTGAAGGCATGAGGCCAGGGCGCCGTGACATAGACCCGCTAATGACAAGTTCAAATTGCGTTGTGGCTTTTTTGGGACTTCCAGAGTGGGCGGATCTAAATGTTGTCATTGAATATAGGATGAGAAACGGCACCTCCAGTAGCCAGTCATTCTTGGTCAATCATCAATACGAAGAAGGTTATGGCGATAGCTACAGCATCACCAAATTATCTTTTTTGAGTTAACGCCTTAGCTGCATTAATGGGGTCGTGCCCTTCAGGCCCCTGTGACGCTTAGTTGGATCGGGGTTAAGCTGCTGCGTAATGAGTCAGAAAGTTACGCCAAGGGTCATTCGCTCTGGCGAGGGCTGCCATCGGCGGCGGACTGACGCTGTTGCCGCACATGTGCACCTGCTGAGTCTTGGTGAACGGCTTGCCGTCGGCGCCGTGGCTGATGATGTAGTCGACCGGGAATCCCTGGGCCTTGTACAGCTCGGACGGCTTCAGCATCCGCAGGCAGATGTCGACGATCACATAGGGCGTGCCCTGAACCATAACAGTGACCATTGCCAGGCGGTCCTTGGTGGTGATCGTCGGCGCCGGCGAGTCGCAAGCGCTGATGTTCTCTGTTCCGTAGTAGCTGATCAGGAAGGCCGCCACGCGCAGGGCACCGGCTTCGTGCTCTGGTGATAGGGTGAACGACACCAGCGAACTCTTGCCGCCGCCACCGGCGGTGATGGTCGGCGCCGGTTCTTCCAGGCCTTGTCCCACGCTGGCGCCGAATGCCCGCTCCATGAATGCGCTGGCCAACCCGTGATGCAGGCCGCCGGCGCTGATCGTTTGCAGCGGGTCATTTACGTCCCGGGCATCGCAGTTGCCACGCAAGTGCGCCAGGTTCGCCACCGCCAGTTGCTGCTGGCTGCCGGTGTTGGTGACCGTGGTCATGGGTTCGTGCATGCCTTTGGCGTGCGTGGTGTTGAATCCGCCGTTTGCCTGGATCATCACCGCCGTGCTGACGGCCTGGCCTCCGCCGCTGGCAGTGACGGTGCCGATCGGCCCGCAGATGTCATTGACCCCGTGGGAGCGGCGTTTGTTTGCGCCAGAACCTTCGCCGTGCCCGGCCTGGACGATGCAGGCCGAAGCCAATGCGTGCTTGACTCCCCCGGCGACAACCGTCCCTAGCGGCTGATCTAGGCCAGGCACTCTTGGCTCTTGTCCTGCGCGCTCGCCGTATCCCGACTGAATCAACGTTGGGCTGATCAGCGTCAGCTCACCGCGATTCGCGCACGTCACCGTGGGCATAGGGTCGAGCGGGTCATTGATTCGGTCGCTACCCTGGTGCGTTGCCGGTGCGATGATAGGGCTGACCACCGAGAAGGCGCCGCCCTTTGGGTAGGAGGTGATGGTGCGCAGCGGCTCGTCTGCCGATTGCACAGTCTCGCCTGACCAGTTGGCAATCGGAACAATGAACGGCGCCGCGTTATCGATGACGAACTTCTTCATGCCCTTGGCAACACGGCGCAGGGTGGCCGGGGCCAGGTCTTTCTTGCGGCCGAAAATGCTCTTGCCCAGGTCGGTGAAGTCGATGCAGTCCGCGGCTGTTTTCCACTTCTGCTGGCCCTTGGCGGGGTTCTTTGCGTGCGTAGGCTCCGGCCACACGATTGGCTGGCCGTCGCACCGGGCGATCATGAACAGGCGTTCCCGGCTGGTCGGCGCGCCGAAGTCGCAAGCCTTGATGACTTTCCATTCAACGACGTAGCCCATGCCCTCCAGCAGGGCCACGAATCGGCGCCAGGTCCTGCCGCGCTGCTTTGGGTCGGGGATCAGGAACTGCTGGCCCACCGGCACGACCTCACCAGGCGCCGCAACGTCGCCGCCGAGCTTCACCACGCGGCCGGTGGCCTTGTCGCGCTTGGCAATCAAGCGGCCCCACTGAAGGATCTGCTTAACGTTCTCCAGGCTGATCACCCGGGGCCGCTTCATGCCTGCCCACTTGAGGCCGATCCACGACAGATTGCGGATTTCTCGCTTGCGCGGCTGGCCGCCGGCCGCCTGGCTGTGGTGCGTGCAGTCCGGCGACATATGAAACCAGCCGACGGCCTTGCCGCCGCACTCGGTGTCCGGGTCACCCTCGAACACGTCGGTGGTGAAGTGCTTGGCGCCGGGGTGATTCACGGTGTGCATGCTGATCGCCTGCGGGCTGTGGTTCTTCGCCACGTTAACCGTGCGGCCCAGACCCATTTCCAGGCCGGTCCCGGCACCGCCACCACCACAGAAGAAGTCGACAACGATCTCATCGTCTTGAGGGTTGAAGCCGAGTCCGTATTGGGTTTTGAAATCGAAGGGGTGTTTCTTCTGTTGTGCGGACATAGGTGCTTATCTCCCGTGATTTTCGTGATAGCCGAGACTGTTTTCGAAGGATTTTCTGGCGGCCGCTGCATCAAACTTTGATGAGTAGCGGCCGAGGGTTATTTGTTTGCCTGCCAGGTATCCGAAGGATCGCCATAGGCTTCGTGAGTCCCACGAGACACCGGAGATTCCGCTGGAGTTTTTGCAACTGCGCTTTTGGTTTCTGGCGTTTTCCAGTGGGCTCGCCGCGCGGAGGTTGATCCAGCGGTTGTCGGTCTTCTGGCCGTTGATGTGATCTACGAACTCGGGCGGGTGCCGGTCGAGCATGTAAACGAATGCGAGTCGGTGCAGGTTGTGCCGCTTCCTGTCGATCATTACCGTCAGATAGCCACTGAAGACCAAGCTCCCGGCTATCGAACCCGCGGGTGTTCGGCTTCTGCTCACCAACCAGGTGAACACACCAGTCTCAGGGGAGTAGGCGAGAGTCGACTTCAGGTATTCCGGGGTGATAGGCATGGCTTCGCCTCGCCGGCTGGCGTGATTCGTTGATATGAGGTATTTGTGTCTGGCCCGGCATGAGGCCGGGTCATGGAGTGAAAATGAGTGAATTGGCTGGGCAGATAGGAAGAAGAACGGGTTACGCGATTTTATGGCCGCTGCTTATCGGCCTTCCCGTTGCGTTGTTTGCAGGTGGGATTGGTGTCGCCACATTCACCGCAGTGGCCACGCTTTGGCTGCTCGTGGCGATTTTTTTAATTATCGGTCCTGATAGCATTTCCGAGATTTCTTTCTGGAAAGCCTCAATAAAAACCGATGCCAAGGCCGCTAAGCAGGCTCGCAATGAGGCGGAGGCAATTCGTGACGAGCTCAAACAAGTGGCCCGCTTGAATATTGAAAACGTTTTTCTTCTGAACAGTCTGCTAGCCGGGATTTACGCGTCGGGCGGAAACCCGGAGCTGCCCGGTGCGTTCGGTCATATCGCAGCGAATCTAGAGGCAATGACGCCACTTATTTCAACCGATCCAGTCGTTGTTGATGCATGGCAAGAGAGCATGAGAGAGGTCATGAAGGCTGGCTGACTATGGAGCCGGATCAAGGCGTGTTGGTTGTTCCGCAGTTCCGGCAGTCTTCCCGATAGCGCTGCGCATCACTGATGAAACGTCCGCAGCCATCGCAATTGAACATCATCATGCGGTGCTTCTGCGGCTTGGCCAGCTTAATTCCGGTTCCGCGCAGGGCGTCTTTGATGTTCACGTCATCGCGTTCGACCAGCCGACGGCTATGCGCGTCGATGTAGGGCTTGGGCCAGACCACCGCGCCTGATTGGCCGAGCTTGCCGATCCAGGTGACGGTGTGAGCCGTCGGCACCACCACAGCCTTGGAAAGGTCGCTTGTGAACACGCCGTTTTCACAAAGCCAAATCAGGTTGTTTCCGTTCCAGCACTGCGGATTCTGGATGTAAAACTCTGCTGCGTCGGGGTGCTGCTCCAGCGCCTCGATCAATGTCACATTTTGGCAATCAACTCCGACGCGCGCCCGGGCATCGACGTAGGCCTTGGGCCACGGGATGTCAGTGTCGCGGTGATCACAAGCGCCGTCCCGGGTGAACACCTGGGCCTTGGCCAGATCGGTGACATAGCCAGAGCCACCAAAGCCCCAGAACGACAACCCGTCGCCGACGTAGGCGTGGCTGCGACTGTCTTGCAGGTAGAACTGATCGTCCATGGATTATCTCCAGTCAGGCGCCGCCCTCCGGTGACCGGTGGTGGCAATTTGGTTTGGGTTGGGGTATTACGGGTGACCGGCATGGAGCCGGATCAAGGAGAGAAGCTAATGGCTACAGATCGTGAAATTGCACTTGAGCAGGCGCTTGTCGCCATAATTGCAGCTGCAGAAACAAGCGGTGCGGACGTCAGAAATATCATTGAAAAGGCTGGCGTATACATACTCGACAGCGGCAGCCATTATCAAACGGCAAGCAACGCATACAGCGTTCAGGCAGCGCAAGAGATCAGCAATGCTCATGCGCGAGTGCTTTCCGCGCCGAAGTAACAGCTCAAGCAGTGCTCCGCCGGCCTAAGGCCTGCTGCCGAGCAGCTTCAAACTCGCTGCCGAGAATCTCGGCGGCGCCCTCGATGTTTTCGTTTCCATCCTCAAGCCTCAAGCCAAGGTTCAGGTACACGACCCCATCCAGCTCGAAGAACACACCGCCGCACATCCACAGTGCGCCCGGGTTCAGGCCAATCGCCTCCCAGGCCTCGTCCATGTCGATGCTGGCCGGGCAATGCTCCTTCCACAGTGCCGAAAGGCGCTCATGCTCGACGACCTGGGCGGCGCGCGCTTCCTTTGGTGTTCCTTTCGCCGGATTGGCGCTGGAGCGAAGGGCGCGGTAGTCGTACTGATCGGGGCGGCACCAGTGCACATCCAGATCACGGCTTGCACAGAGCTTGACGCCGCCGACGTAGCTGCGGCTGCCGGAGCGCATTGGCGAAGTCTCGCCGCCGAACACCTGGCCCAGCTTGGCGCGTCGTGCATTCCAGTCCGCGCGCTTGGTGTCCCAGGCGATGACGGCGGCAACCACGGCCGGCGCAGTCGTCTTGTACATGTAGTTGCTCATGGATCATCTCCTAGGCGCCTCTTAGCACCATCATGTGTAATATGCGTATAGTCAGGCATTTATTAGGTCAGAGGCGGCGAATGTTAAAGTTTGGTATTGTAGTTACGATCGTTTATCTGGGGGCAATAGCTTCCCAAATCTGGTTTAGGATTCCATCCTTCTATATGCTTACGCTTAATGAGGTGGGGGATTTTTTAGCGGGTGTTCTAGGTCCTGTTTCAATTTTTTGGTTAATACTTGGGTTCAAGCAGCAAGGAGACGAGCTAAAGGCTCAAGCCGCGGAGATGAGTAACTCTGTGCGCGAGCAAAAAAATCTTGTCGATAATTCGGCTAAACAGTTTCATGCGATGATGGAGTCATTAGAGCTTCAACGTAAAACTCTTGCCTTACAGCATGCTCCAAGAGTAGAACCGTATAGCGTTCTGACCTTTACTGCTGAGAGTAAAGACATTATTGGCTTGATAGTTATGAACTATGGGCATGAAGCCAAAAATGTCGAGGTTTGGACAAGTTTCGATGGTCAGCAGGCAAGCTTACTTAAAAGTTACGAGTATTTAGAAAAAGACGATGGAGAGGATGTACGAATTGAGCTGCCGTCTTTTGATATTTTGGAAGGCGTTCGACTTTATATCGGCTATGAAGATGTATTTGGTACGCGATATGGGGGAGCGTATTCCTTTTATGCAAAAAGTGCGACGAATCAGTTGGGTGTCACAATTCTAGCCAAGGGGGCTGCTGCATTAGGCTATCCCCCTCTATAGATCAGCTAGGGGGGGGGATAGCGCGCTGACACTAAGAGATGAAACATCTTTGTTACCGGCTGCAGTAAGTAGGGTGGATTATGTTTCTTCAGCATCAAGCCGTGATGCTTGGCGCTGGCCGTGGCTGTAGAGTTGGTGCGCCACGTTTTCGTCAACAACGATTTCGTGGCGCGGATAACGCAAGAACCCGATCAGCTCGTTGTCGCCCATCAAGTCCATCTTCATGATGGCGATCTGCAGGACCTCGCTGATGATCGGCACCTTGCCGCGAAGCCGGATACGCTCCATGGCCTGCTCGATACCCGGCCTGACCTTGTGCCGCAATTCCTTCTCGGCGACCGCCTGGCGCTTCTGCGCAGCCTTGGCCGATCTTTCCTGCACAGTCTTGGCCATGGCCTACCTCTTCTATTCCGCTGGCCGGCAGTGCGAGCCAGGTTTGTCGTTTGCGTTGCTGGGTGCGGGCTATGCGGCGCATGAATCGACCTTCACCTGATGCCAGGCGCCGACCGCAGCGAAGATCCGTGCGGCGTGCGCCTCGTCTAGCGATAGGGTGTCGGGGATGGCGATCCAGCCAGAAGCCACCATCTGACTTTGGTTGGCCTCGTCGCGCAGCTTCTTGTAGCAATGTTCGATCACGTCTTCCAGGTGATCGGAGAGGTAAACGCCATCGGGCGCCACCTCCACCGATTTGCTGTAGCGGTCGCCGCGGGCGTCGATGCAAAGCGTGCTCAGGTAAATCGTCCAGCGGTGGGGGATACCGCAAACGGCCTGGCCAATCTTCCCTGGTGCGATGTTCTTGAGCGACTTGTAATTGATCATGCCCTGGCGGCCGCTGGGGTCGATGTTGACCACGGCGACGTGATTGGAGGCCAGCAGGGACCGGCACGACCGGGCGATGCGGACCTGCAGGTTATGTGGCTTGCGCTTGCTCATAATGCCTCCGCGAGTTTGCGGAGTGCGTTACGCTCAGTCCTCGAGATCGGCGGCTTGCGGCGCTTGAGGATGGTTTCGGGATCGATCTTGGTGGAGCGGGGCGGTGGAAGCGGTTTGCGTGGCGGGCTTGGCAACTTCGCGACTGTCCCGCCAGCGGCCAAGAACTCCGCCGTGCGCTCCGATATCGAGTAAGCGTCCTGGCGGTGCTGCTCGACCAGGCTGAGGTGGTTGCTGATCATGTCGGCCTCACTTGATGCGGATTGAGCTGTCGCCGCGCTCGAGGTGAGCCCATTTCGGCTCTTCGAGCAGTTCGTGTTCGGCATCCTCACCGGCAGCCATGCGCTTGCGTACCGCCTCGTTGTGATCTCGGATTTCCTTGAGCTTGGCGGCGATGGCCTTTTTGTCGGGGGTGATGCTTGATTTCACAGACGTCAGTTCGTCCGGCACGGCGTCTTCGTTGTCCACGATCACTCGCTCACTTCCCATCGCCAGGGTGATGGTGAAGAGCGGACGCTTGATCGACTTGATGTTGGCGGCTTCCATGTTGCGGCGCAGGTAGTCGCTGATCTGCGACACGCTGTTGGACTTGATTCGCTTGAGTTCGGCCAAGCGCTCGATTTCGTTTTCGATGGCTGTCACGTCGCTTTCGATATTGCGGCGCAACATGACGATGTTGTCAGCCTTGATGTTGAAGTCGCCTTGGACCTCGTCCATGGCATGCTGCAAAGCTTCTTTCAGGCCTTCATCATCTGTGTCGGCCATAGCCTGGAGTTCGGCGAGTTTGCCGGTGAGTGCGTAGAGATGGGTCATGCTGCTGCCTCCGTGCCTTTCTCAAGGCTGGCTTTGCGCTCTTCGAATGCGCGAGTGATGCGTGCAATGAAGGTAGGCTCATTGCGGCGGGTGGCTTCACGGATGTACTTCACGTTCAGAAGCTTGAGTTCGTGTGTAGTGACGGCCTTGCCGATGATCTCGACCGCGGAAGCAAGCCACTCGACACGCTCCTGTTTTTGGCGAAGCATCTCGGCGTCTTTGTCCTCCGCCTTTTCAAGCTTGAACTCCTCGGCGATGGTGTCGACGTAGGTTGGATCGTCGAATAAGCCCATGTGAATGTCTGCGGCGAAGCCGAGTGGTTGCATACACTTGCCAATAGCGTCAGTGAGCGACTTCTTGGACACCTCCCAGTCGGTCACGATTTTTCCGCTCTGCAGGTACACAAACGGCGTGTGGCCGTACTGCACGATGGTGCACTTCTGCCCATCCTTGCCCAGGTACCACAGCTCCACTTTCAGCGTGTGCAGCTTGGCGTTGATGCGCGGAGCATCTGGCCACTCCTTGGTAGGAGCCTGGAGCGGGGCGCCTTCGTCGTAGCGATCCTCAAGCACCGTCCAGCCCCAGCCCTCACCGCAAGGGCCGAACACTTCGGTGGCCTTATGCATCAGGTAGGTAGGTTTGATGGCGGTGCCTTTAAAGCCTCCCATGCCGGTGAAGTTCTTTGTTGCGCTTGGATCAGTGGTATCGACTTGATCCCAAATTCGCGTGTTTGTGGTCATGAGAGATCCTTGCCGCGATGCTCGCAGCGATAAAAGGGGAAGGGGAAATAAGAGTTGATAAAAGTTCTTATTCGTATTAAAGGTACGTAATAACATTTCAACTCAACGCAAGGAGCCTCACCTATGAAAGTGCTGTCCTCACTCAAAGAAGCTAAAAACCGGCACCGTGACTGCCAGATCGTTATGCGCCGCGGCCGGATCTACGTGATCTGTAAATCCAATCCAAAATTCAAAGCGCGGCAGGGCAGTGCGAAGAACAAGAACAAGGGGAAAGGCTGATCAGTTTGCTTGCTGATCCTGCTGCTGAACCCGGTAGCGCAGGACCTGGAGCACTCGACCGCCGTAGCCTGGTTCTGCGAATTGCTCAACCGGTGGACCGAAGAAACCACGTCGTTCGGCCAGGCTGTAGGCCTCGCGCAGGTTGTGAGCGCTGATGTCTTCAAGCTGCTCGTCGATCAGGGATTTAACCGGTGTGGTACTCATTGAATCTCCTTACGCCGCCGGCTGACATCCAGTAGACGGGCGCTATACCAGTGGAATTCTTCTGCGTTGATGGCGCCCGAAGTAAAATGGCGGACGATCAAACCCTCAGCCAAGAACTCGTCGAGAGCGGGCTTATCTGGATCTTCAAGCGCAAACAACGCTTTATCGATCTCAACGTAGGGGCTCACGGCTCGTTGTCCTCGGCCTGGGCGACAAGAGCGTCATCAGCCAAAGGTTGAAGGAGGCGTTCGGCAATCTCGCCGAGCTTCCCAAGTTGGTGGTCACTCCGGCCAAGCAGCTCCAGTGCTTCCGATTTCACCCTCGAACCCGCCATCCCTGCGATCAGTAAGTAGCCCAGGGATGGAGCGTCGACGCCGCAGTCGGCAAGTAGGTTGTTGGCGTACTCATCGACAGCCAGTGCAAACTGGTAGGCCGTGACGCCTTGCTGGGGGTGCAAGTGGCGCTTGAACATCACGCTGCCACCTCTGGCCAACTCTTCGGCTGCGTTGTACAGCCATTCGCTGCGAGCCAATTGCTGAGAGTTTTCGCTCACCGGAGGCGGTAGTTGTTCGTCGTGCTCAAACTGAGTCTTGCGTAGTGCTGACATGGTCGCCTCCAAAGTGGCGGGTTGTTCACCTGTATTCGTCAACACTCATGCTTCCCGCTGGTTGCCGATGGGCGCGGGGGAGGAGTGCTGACGTAATAGAGGTGGGGAAGGGTGCCCAGGCCCGCTACTGGCGACGGCCTGGGTTTGTTGCATCAGCGGTGTGGCCCGTTGCCCGCTGTTGATTGCAGGGCTGGCCGTTCGTCTTCGTAGGTTGGCGGTGAGCTTCCTCCCCAGGGCGTCAATCAGCATCTGTTCGCCTTGGATCACAGGTCCCTACAACATGCACGCTGCAGCTCGTTTGCCCGGTTAGGTGGGCAGGGTGCATGAGGTCCGGCGTTCCCAGCCGAAGCTATCGGGCCCGCTAATTCAAATCTTTTGGAGCTGGCCGTGACCCGCTACTGGCGTCGGTCACCGGCTTGAATCAAATGTCACTCCAGCCGCGGGCCTTTCGGCTTGTTCTCCCGCTGGATAACTGTTCTTGGCGCTTTACGCTGCACGCCCGGGTCAGTTGCCAACCCTCTGAACCGTTGAGGCCGGTTCATCGCTGCCTTTGAATCTGGGCCGGTGGTGATCCGGCAAGGGGTGAAACCAAAGAGCGGCGGGTGGAGGCCCTTCGCAGTGGCTGTGTGTCGCTGCGATGGATTAAATATAAGCCTGCTTATCTTATGCGTCAATAAGGATGCTTATATATTTTCATGCGGGCGATAAAAAACCCGCTCAACGGCGGGCTCTTTTATGAGTCGCAGTACTCGCGCCAGCCGATCCTGACGGCGCCGTCATCTAGATGCTCGATCCTTATGCCGGCTGTGTCGCCAATATCCTGGATGACCCGGTGCCAGGCTTCAGGGCTTTCGTCGTCGCGCCTGGAAACCTCGACCAACTGAACCCGCTGTACACGGGGAGAGGCGATCAATCCTTGAAGGCGGCGACCCACAAGCTCGTAGGAATTTCTTGGTTTGGGTGTGGGGTATGGTGCCTGGTTCATGCTTCGCTCCTTGCGAATACTGTATGTATACACAGTATTGATGCTGTCATGTGTTGGCAAGAGGGCGGTAAGAAGTTTCATGCACAAATGCATAGGTTGTTCCCTGCCTGTCGCCTGTGCAGATTCTGCGAATGAGGAGCAGCAAGGAAGCAAGCGAAGCAAATACTGCTGTGACCCAACAAAGGATTTGATTGATAGCCCATCAGTGTTGATCATCAGTCGCTTAATTAGGATGGAGCAGTTATGACTCAAGCACGGAAGATCTCAGTATTCGTCTTATTGGGGCTCCTCAGCTCCTGCACGATGACAGGACCAAAATTCACGCCACTTGAAAACGTAGATTCTCAGCGTGGTGTTATCTATGTCTACAGGCCCAGTAACTACGATATGGGCCTAATGTCCGCCTTGATTTCCTTGGATGGAAAGCAGGTAGCATCTCTAGAGAACGGTGGCTACGTAGCCGTGCCTGTAGCACCAGGTGAGCACACGATCACTCAGAAATGGAAGGCGGGAATTATGGGGAACTCCAATCTTGAGAGCGGCACCACCACCACTATGGTTGAGGTGCAAAGCTCGGGTGCCTCTTACATCAGCCTCACATCCAGCGGCAAGAGAGTGGAGGCAAAGCGATTCAATGCGGTGGCGGTTGAGCTCAAATGGCAACTGAATCAAGTCTCTGCCGATCAAGCATTGCCCGAGATATCTCAATGTAGAAAGGTTGAGGCGATCTAGCTCTAATCGGAGCGCAATAAGGAAAGGCAAATTGCAGACAAAGAAAAGCCCGCGATGGGGAGTAGCGGGCTTAAAGGGATGTTCTCTAGGAGCTGTGGTAACCATAAGCGCCCGACTGTGAAAAGGATGTGAAGGTTGCGCTCAGTAGGACGTCGCGATTGCCTTGGCGAGTTGCATATCGGACATGAGGGGCGACCTGTAGCCCAATCGATAGTGCCTGGACGCTTGCTCAAACTGTGCGCCGCGAATCTCTCCGTCCGAACCGATGAAACTCAGGGCGTCAGTCTTGGCTGACTTGAAAACCTTCGGCGGCTCGGTCGTCAGGGATGTGGTCGCCCCAATTACTATGGTTGGCGCGGAAATTGTGAGAAATATCGCGGCAGCGATAGGGTTGGCGCCATCACCTGATACGGCCTGCGTGCTGACCGATGCCAATAGGGCTATCGCCAGTGTCTTCCATGACTCCATGCTTCATTGCTTCCATTGCGATCAGAGGGCGCCACCATAGCAGGGTAGTGGCTCGTCAGAAACAAGAAGCCCGACGCTGGGCCGGGCTTGGAGTCAAGCCGCTACAGTGGCTCTAGGGATTTTCGCATCAGGCACAGAGATGCCTTCTTTGAAGAACATTACCTCGTCGCCTACATATCGCGCTTGGGCGGTATAGTGCAGTCCGTAAGTCAGAGCCTCGTTCTGGCTGTACATCTCACAGATTTCTGGTGCGCTATCGTACGAGACTACCCATGGTCTCTCAAAGCTGATCGACTGCAACAATTCAGCAATTTGCAGATGATCATCGTGCTTGTAGAAGTTTCGGTACAGGCCGCGCCCTTTAACGTAGTACGGCGGGTCAAGGTAGATCAGTGATTGCTCTGGCAGAAACTCTGCTGCGCGACTGAGCAAAAGAAAAGCGTCCTCGCAATAAACTGAAATCCGATCTGCATTCAGTGCGATTCGTTCAAGCCTGGTTGCAATCATCTCCTTGCTGAATCGGGCATCGAGTTTGTAGGCGCCAGTCTGAGCCTTGCCCCCGATGACTCCACCCTTGAGGATGCCGGATCGGTTTGTACGGTTCACAAAAAGCGTAGCAAAACCCCTCTCGGCAAGGGAGAGCTCAGGGTCCTGGGCAAGCATCACGGAGCGCCAGTGATGCCATTGCTCCATGGTGATTGGCGTGTCTCGGAGTAGTTTTAAGATTCCGTCCGGATCGGTTGTCGCAGCTGACCAGAAGGCGAATACGGCCGGATCGAGATCATTGATATGAATATGCGATGCATGCCCGTCGAAAAGAAGCTCTAGGGCAACTCCGGCTCCGCCAGCAAACGGCTCGAGATAGTGCCCGTCCGCCAGGCCATTAGCCCGCATTACCTCGGCAATGAAAGGCGCAAAGCGAGCCTTACCGCCAGGGTAGCGTAGGGGGCTGTATAGCTTGTTGGAGTACATTAGATCTCATCCTTTGAGGTGCGCGCGACCTCAGTTTAACGGCCGGCAGTATACTTGGCCAGCCCTATTCCGGAACGGTAGCCACTGCTTTTTTTGCCTCAAGAGCGTCAAGAATTTTGAGCAGTGCCGAATCGATACCGTGACCATTGATCATGGTGCTCCGGAGGCTTTTCCGGAGACCTTCTCTGAACGCCTCCGCAGACCCGGCGTTATGCTTAACCCAGGCTCTATAAGGATTCTTCGCTGCACCCCCATTGACCATTCCCAAAAAAGTCGCGTTTTTTGCGAAAGCTTTAAAGTGACCCCGGAGACGTTGGTCCTCTGGGCCGGATTTTTTCCGGTAGTTAGCCACGAGCTGCGCCATGTCAATGACCTCGTCGGCCGGGTCAATCTGAAGCACCTCTGAAATTTTATCGCATAACGAAATGAAAACAGGCTTGTTGAATCCAGAGGAGTTTTTCCAATAAGGATCTTCAGGTGGGAGGTTGTAAAGAAACTCAAAGATAAGCTGGTCCGGCGGTAGAGTTCCGGGCAGCTTAAGAATACTGTCCATACCTTTCACCCCCTCGACATCTCCGTCAAGAATGATAATGCTTTTACTGCAAAATTCCGGGATTTTTCGCTTAACGAGCTTTATGTACTCAGAGCAGCCGAGGGCTACATCTTTTAATGCGTTTGTGACTTTTTTGATGGTTCGATCGCTGACTATAGACGCATATAGGTCGTAAGCTTCCTTGTCCTCGAAATACAAGTTTATTTGTGGTAGAAGATTGGTGTCTACTGCAATGGTTTGTACGTGGAGGTCGGCATATATTTGAGGCCAGGTTACATTTTCAAAGACTTGAATTGGTCCATAGCTGTCGCTCAAATATATATTTTGGTAGTTTTCCTTGTCGACCAAGCTTAATTTTTGAAGGTCTTCAATCATTGTTGGTGAGTGAGATGTCATGATTACTTGTAAGTTTAAATCTTTGCATTCCTCTGTCAGGATTTTAATAAGTTGTTTTTGTGCTGCCGGAAATAGTCCCGCATCGGCTTCATCAATAAGTAAAAGCCCGCCTTTGTATTCGGCATACTCCTCTTTTAGTTTTCTAAATGAAAAGATGGCCAGCAATATTTGCCCTGCATTATCTTCGCCGGCTGAAACCGAGTCGTGATCATAGTTGTCCCCGTGCGCGGTAGCAGACTTTATCGTACCGGTGGTTGCAGTTACAGATGTCGCGGAGCGCTTGCTTAGAAGCCTGTTGCTCAGGGCTACGAAAGCACGGCGATGCTCAGATAAAAACTCTATATCATGCTCCGAATATTTCGGACGTTGCGATATGGGTGTCAAACGCTTGAGGCTTAGATAAATAACTGGGTGCGTTGCATTGCGGCTCGTATTTTCCCCATCGGAAAGTGTATTTCCTCGGACGATAGGTCTAGGCTTGCTTCTATCTTTTGAGTCGTATAGTTTTAAAATTAAGTCGGCTTCTTCAAATGTATAGCCGTCATGTATAGATACCGAAGTTTCCATTGAGTCTGGCTTGTCGAATTTCTTCGATAATCTGAAGTGCTCTGAAACTCTTGACTCAAACTTGGCGCCTGTAAGCGTTTGGAATGAAAGAAGCTCATCTTTGACGTAGTCTTTTTCGAAGCTGAAAACCTGAGCTGCAATTCCTAAGATGGAAGATTTTGAGGTGCCATTTTTCCCGCAGAGAAGTGTAATTCTTCTGCCTAGTGGGACAGTTAAATCTTTTAAGCCGCGAAAGTGGGAGATATTTATTTTTTTAATATGGGTGTATTTATCTCTGTTGTTTTTCTGTCCCACTTTAGCGTCCCTGCAATAGATAGAATTTTGGTAAGGTCTTTTGAAATGTTATGAGCGGCGTCGTTTAGGAGGTGTTATTGCTCGACCGAATAATATCTCCCGCCTTCACCTCATCCGCATACGCGGCCAGCCGATCCTCGTCCGCATGAAGCACCGTGCACATCTTCAGCACGGCTTGGGTGTCCGCCTCATTCCCGGCAAGGCTCAGGCGCTCTGCAATCCTCATCAGCTCTACGGCTGACCACTTGAGGTCGGAGGCGACGCCTTGCAGGTCCCGCTTAAGGTCTTGGTTTGGCTTGGTGAGGGACATAGGGCCTCCTGAAAAGCATCAGTAAAACTTCTGCAGCGCCTGCACAACTACGCCTACGATCCGGCAGTTCTCGTCTACTGCCTCGATCGGGTAACTCGGGTTCAGGGGTTTCAGGAACAGTCGACCGCCATCGCTGACCAGCTTCTTGAATGTCGCTTCGTTGCTGTCTGGCAGCTTGGCCACCACCAGCTTACCTGGTGCAACCTCAGCCTCTGTGTCCACGAGGATCAGCGTGCCCTCCGTGATGCTTTGGCCGGCAGGCGCCGTCATCGAGTCGCCTTTGACTGTCAACCAGAAAGCGGGGCCTTTGGCGTCGTACTCCGAAAACTCATACGTGTCCGAGATTCCGGTCGGGTAGGGCTCAACCGCCTCGGCCCAGGATCCGGCAGACACCCAACTGATCACTGGATAGCGGAAGCTCTGAGGATTCTGGGCAGCCAGCGATACGTTCGACTCTTCCTTTTTTGAGTCAATGACCATAGGGCCAATATCGTCCGACAGCCAAATAGCACTCACGCCACATATGTGGGCGAATTTTGGAAGGTGTGCGCTTTGAAGGTTTTTGCCTGTCTCCAACTGGGAGATCAGGGGCTGCTCAACACCGGAAACCGTCGCCAGTTTTGCCTGGGTCAGCTTCGCGTGTTTCCGCGCTTCTTTTAGACGTTCTGCAAGTGTGCTCATGCACATGAATTTATAAGTTCCCTTATTGGCTTGCAAATAAGCCTGCTTCTACATAGGATATAAGCAGGCTTATCAGGAGGGCTCTCATATGACCCCTATCGAAAGGCTCGTCGACTTCTTCGGCGGGCAAACCAAAACCGCTTTAGCGCTCGACGTATCCCAGGCGGCAGTTTCGTACTGGGTTGCGGGAATTCACCCAATGCGCGCAGAAAAAGCTTTCAGGGCTGAAGAGTTGACCGGCGGAAAGATCACAGCCCGTGAGCTGTGCATGCCCCAAAAGGGATCCCGATCCGCCGCATGACATCCCTGTCCCCCGTTCCATTGAAGCCAGATTAGAAGAGAGTAGTCCCCATGCATACGTCCAGTTCCAGACACACCGTACAAACCCGTGATCAGGTGCTGGTCGCCCACGCTGCAAACCAGATCGCACGCACCAGCTTGAGCCAGGACGACTTCGCTCAGGCGCTGAGCCGCGAGCTTCACCTGTCGTGCCCGGAGAAGGCCGTTGCCAAAGAGGTGCCGGACTTCGCCGCACTGACCACACAGAACGATGGTGCCGAGTTCGTTAAGGCGACCGGCCGCTGGCTCAAGCGTGTTCAGCGCTGGTTGTCCGGAGACCAGGAAATACCGTCATGGCTGGAAGAGTCGTGGGTTAACGCTCTTGAGCCTGAATACCGCGATCACTGCGTTAACGAGTTGGCGAGCCGCCACGGCCTGACCGGCGCCCGCCAGATGACCAGCGACCAATGCGCCAACAAGAGCTTCGGCGCGCTGATCCGCGCCCTGGGCGATGTGATTGATACCGGCAGCGAAGTGTTTGACGACCAGATGATGTGCGAGCAGGACCTGCCGCACCTACCGGCGTTCGCCAAGCAGTGCCGCCAGGTTGAAGCGAAAGCGGGGGAGCTGGGGCGCAAGGCTGAGCAGTTGATGAAGGACGCCCGGCCGAATTTGAAATCCATCGCCTGAATTACAGGCACAAAAAAGCCGACGTACGAGGTCGGCTTCTTCAACAGCTTTGAGCGAGAGAAATCATGCCAAACATTGTTCCGATACACAACCCTCGGGGGTTCACCCGAATGGACAACCAGATGATGGATGGCTTGATGGCCATCGATTTGTCGGCGCGCGAGATGAAGATCGTTTTGTACGTGGCCAAGGCCACCTTGAACTTCAGCACGGGTGCCCATCGTATCCCTGCGGTCGATATCGCTAAGGCAACCCACATCCACCCCGACACGGTGTCGAAGGCAATCTCCGGCCTGCTGCGCCGTCGCGTGCTGTATCGAGAGGGTGGTGCACGCGGTGATATTGGCGTTTGCGACCCAAAAGAGTGGATCTTCGTCGTAGAGCCGAAACAGACCATATCGTCTGATTCGGCTCAAGTGGTCCGAATCGGCTCAGCCGCGAAACAGACCAAAACCGACGACTCCCTTCTTTATACAAAGAAACAACCCCTATTAACTCTTTCTACGAAAGAGATTAATCCGCCCCAGGAGCCAGCCGAACTTTCAAAGCCTGATCGCAAGGCTCCGTTCGGCATGGCCCAACTGCTGGCCGACAACCCGCACAACGTTCCGGAGCAACTGCTGGCCGACTGGCTGACCCAGCGCAAGACCAAGCGCGCAGCGGTGACCGCCACCGTCTGGTCAACCGTGAACGCCGAGTTGGCCAAGTGCGCCGAGGCTGGTATCACCGCAGACGTTGCAATCACCGAAGCGCTCAATTCTGGCTGGCAGGGCTTCAAGGCGTCTTGGGTGATTAAGCGTTTGGCGGAGTCCGCACCTGTGCCGGCCCCTCAGTCGCGCCACACCGGATTTGCTGAACGCAACTACACCGATGGCCTGATCCAGCGTGAGGATGGTTCCTATGCGATCTGAGCCAATTCCCCCAGCGCCTGAACTACCGCCGGGCACCCGCATTCAGCCCGCTGAGTGCGAGACCCACGGCCAGTACGAACAGAAGGTCTTCCCAGTACTCGGCAAAGAGCTGAGAAGTGGTTGCCCTGAGTGCAGCCGGATCATTCGCGAGAAAGCTGAAGCTGCCGAGCTGGCCAACAGGGCGATGGAGCTACGCATGGCCATGGAGCGAAAGCTCGGCGCCGCGCTGATCCCAAAACGCTTCGCCAGCAAGACCCTGAACGGGTACGTTGCTACCAGCACCGAGCAGCGGAAAGCGCTGAACACCTGCCGACGGTATGCCGCTGAGTTCGCGCAAATCGCCGAATCGGGCCGCTGCCTGCTGCTGCTGGGCAAGCCCGGTACCGGCAAGACACACCTGTCTGTCGCCATCGCCAACGAGATCATAGCCAAGTCCAGCGCAACTGCGGTGTACCGAACCATCGGCGCCGTCCTTCAGTCCATTCGTGCCACCTACGACCACTCCAGTGACCAGAGCGAAAGCCAAATCCTGTCGAGCCTGATCAGCCCCTCGCTGCTCATCTTGGACGAGATCGGCGTCAGCAAGGAAAAGCCCAGCGACTTCGAGCTGACCACACTTTTCGCAATCATCAACGGTCGGTACGAGCAAATGCGACCGACTGTGGTCGTCTCGAACCTTGATGCGAAGGCGCTGCCAGATGCACTCGGTGAGCGCTGCATTGATCGGTTGCGGGAGGGTGGGGTAATCGTCATCCCGTTCGAGTGGGAATCGCAGCGCGGCAAGGGGGGCTGACATGACCAAGCCGGCAAAGCCTCGCCCAATGCCTGTGTACCTGGTGCTGCGCCGCCTGATCGATCCGGCCACGGGCAAGGAGGTGGCCGCGTTCGTGCCATCCTCCGACGCCGACCGATCGATCCTGCGCGAGCGTGAATTCAAGATGAACGCGAAGATCCGCGCCGACCTAAAGCAGCCGCGCAACCCACGGTTCAATGGCTTGGTTCACGGACTGGGCCGAGTGTTGAGTCAGAACATCGACCGGTTCTCCGGAAAGCAGTCCCACGACGCTATCAAGGCGCTGCAATTGGAATCTGGCGTGTACTGCGACGAGGAACTGTTCGACATTCCCGGCCTGGGCCAGCTCACCCGCAAGACACCCCGCAGCCTTTCCTACGATTCGATGGGGGAGGAGACATTCCAAGACTTCTGGCGCCAGTGCTGCGCGTACCTGGTGCTGCATGACTGGCCGACGCTCACGGAAGAGCGCCTGACCGAAATGGCAGAGTTCGAAGCATTCAAGGAGGCCGCATGAGGCGCACCCCATTACAACGCAAAACCCCGCTCACGTCCGGTAGGCCACGCCGCAAACGCTGCCCTGAGTGCCGAGTGATGTTCATGCCTGCCCGCGGCTCGCAGGCGGTGTGCGGCGAGATCGAGTGCGCCATCTCCTACGGCAAGTCAGAGAAGGGCCAGGCGAGCGCCAAGAAGGCCCTGGCGGATGTTGGTCGCCGCGACATCAAGGTCCGCAAGGAGAAGCTGAAGAGCAGGGCGGACCACCTCAAGGACACGCAGCAGGCATTCAACGCATGGATACGAGCGCGTGATGCTGATCAGCCATGCATCAGCTGCGGCCGCCACCATGAAGGTCAGTATCACGCAGGCCATTACCGCACTGTCGGAGCGAACCCAGAGCTGAGGTTTGAACCGCTCAACGCCTGGAAGCAGTGCGCCCCGTGCAATAACCACCTCTCGGGAAACCTCATCAATTACCGAATCTCGCTCCTACAGAGAATTGGCGAGGAAAAGGTGACATGGCTTGACGGCCCTCATGAGGCCAAGAAATACACCGTGGAAGAGCTGAAGGCGATGACCGCCGAATACCGGGCAAAGACCAGAGAGCTGAAAAAAGGGGAAGCCGCATGACCTATCGCAACGTTGTTTCAGCAGTAGTTCGAGCCCTTGCGGCCGAAACAATCAGTTCCGCCGGCGGCTGCGACTTTGAGCCCAAGGTGCAATGCGCAAAGCAGAAGGGGGAAATCGTCGGCAAGGAGGCTGCATTCCTGACTGACTGCTGGGTGTTCGGGCGTCTGCACAAATCACTATCTGCCGAGCATTGGTGCGCCCTGGTGGCGAAGTTCTCAACGCACACAGAACGCAAGCACGCGGCTATTGCTGAGCTGACGCGCGTGATGCGGTCGCCGGCGCCAGAAAGGTTCCTGCACTGCGCGGTGGTGACCTGGGCATTGCCTCGGCTCCCTGGGGTGGACGGCAAACGCTCAACTAACGTTCTACCCGCCGCCTGGTACGAGATGGACAACTGGTCAAACGAGCCGCACCCCATCAAGACCCAAGAGCGTTGGAGGCGTGACATTCGCAAGGCTCTAGAAAGCGGCGTGGATCTCGCTCTTGTCGAGGCTCAGCACATTCTCGAACAAGAAGACCTTTTAATGGCAAATATTGCTTGACGTGAACTGATCCATTGAGCCAATATCTAACCATTCTGTGGTTCTGCGCGAGTAAGAATCACATACCGAGCGCTAAGCGGCGTCGGCTGGCTGTTGATGTTGGGTTGTGGTGCAGTGGTTTTTTTATTGTGGTTCCTGCAAGCGGTAGTGAATACCCCCAATCAAACGAAGCAGTCCGGACAAAAAGGAGGTGATTGTATGGTGAAATTTTTGAAGATTTCTGCGAGCAATATGGCAGCGAATGCTTTAACCGCCCTCTACATCAACAACCTGCCGGCGATGACCATTCGAGCCCCCTGACAGCTTCAGGGATGCTCACAAAGTTACATTGCACTGTTTGTCCGGTGCGCCCAATTCAAGACCCGCCAGTTTGCGCTGAGCGGGTTTTTTATTGCCCATGGAAAGGGCAATTCAGCAAAAGGATTTGCAGATGTTGAAAGAATTCAGATGCGGTAACTGCAAAAGACTTCTCGCCCGTACGGGTGGGTTTACAGAGCTCCAGATCAAATGTTCCCGATGCGGGACGTTGAATCATGTGAAGGCCACGAGCCTCGAGCAATCGCCTTTGAGCGACATGAATGCGGAATCCTCCGCTATCAATCATTCGATTCAATAGGTGAAAAAATGTCCAATAGTGGCTTTCGCATTATCCTCTTTGACAGCGCCAATAATGGCAGCTCTGTCCTGCCTCCACGTCACTGTATGCTGGTGGGGCAGTATCTCGAGTCCCCAAGCAAAAAGTACAAGCTGATTCTGGAGGCTGATGGTAACTTGCGTCTCTACGATAACGGCGTCCCAATCTGGGTGACAGATAGCACCGTGCCTTACACCCAAGTGGATAACCACGTTAACACTAACTTGGTCACTTGCTTCTACATGCAAGGCTCGGCATTTCTGGTTGACCGTGTTCACAGTCGAACCTGGGCAACCATGGGCGATTGGTATCCAGGCGCGGCAGATCGCGCTTACCTGCAATTGCAGGATGACGGCAACGTTGTTGTTGTAGATGACGTTCCTCGTTGGGCTCGATTTGGCTTCACTCCAGCAGCTCTTCCGAATCGTGGTGTCTTCTATCCTGACCACGGTACGGGCCCTCTTCCTAGCTTCCCGGTATGGAGCTGGACTTTCTAACGCTCGCCATCGTGGGGCCGAGGAAAATAAACTTTGGCTCAAGGCATAAGCGGCGACCATGCAGCGTGCCTTTTAGGCCCCAGCACTTGCTGGGGCCTTTTCGTTTTCGGCTCCACCACATCCATTGCTCCAAGCTGGGAATGCTGAGTGTGCCGATTCAATTCCGCAGGTCACGACCTGCCATATTCCTAACTCCCTGACGGGGAGGAACCGAGATGTCCAACATGCCAGACAAACCAGATACCTGGGCGCTTGTACTTGCGTGGCTGAGCCAGCATGCCCCGCTGCTGTATGCCGCAGCACTGTCATTCGCCATATCTGCTTTGCGAATCATCTACGGCGGTGGGACGCGAAGACAGGCGGCTCTTGAGGCGCTGCTGTGCACGCTATTCACGGCTGGAGCGTTTCCACTCCTCGAGTACTTCGGGCTACCTCAGAACCTTGCCGCTGCCCTCGGGGGCGGTATTGGATTCATTGGGGTGAAGAAGATCAGTGACCTGGCTGACCGGTTCGCAGACTTCAAGCTGCCGACCCGCAACGGCTGACCGATTAAACCAAAGGCGCCCGGTACTGCCGGCGCCAATCTATTGAGGGTGGCCCGAATGGATTACGTCCTCGGTGACCATACCTACTCCGCCAGCTACCAAGAACTACGCGAAGAGCACGCCCGATACGTCCAGATGACTGACAAGCGCTTCCTGAAAGAACTGCCTGGAGCTATGCACTTCGCCGTGTTCGTCTGCTGGTTCAAGGAGCTGCCGACAAGCCAGGTGCTTTCGGATGAGGGGATCGTCCATCAGCTGGCCCACCTTATCCATTTGAAGGGTGAGCCGGTTGTAATGCGGCGTCTTAGAGATATCCGGGAGCTGTTCGATCAGCAGCTGCGGCTTGCGCCGTAATCCGCGCCACGTTTTCGAATGCGCCAAATCGTGGCGCGACACGCGGTAGTCACAGACCCGAAAAGCGAGTGTATGGTGTTTAGGGCAGCCCCAGATTATCTCTAGAAAAGGAGGTGATTATGAGTGTTCCTATCCTGACCAAGATGCATATCAATGGTTACGACGTCCTAAGCGTAAACCACGGTCCTTGGAGGGTGTGTACGGATGCTGACCGGTTCGGCTCGTTCCGCACGCGTGAAGAGGCATTTGCTTTTGCAGCGACGCTGCCTATGAGGGTGGTGCGTACCAAGCGTCATACAAGCGCGTAGTAGGCGAAGCAACTCTCGAATTGGCCTCGGCAACCGCCGGGGCTTTTTTATGGCAGTATGATTTTATGAGTAATGTCGCCCGTCTGCACCACGTGCTACTGATAAGCCAGGACATCAACAAGGCCCTGACAGGTTTGGACAGCGCCATTGCCAAAGCAATCGACGCGGCCAAGGCTGCGGGCCTGCCTCAGGGCTTCGTCGTATCTCTCCTGCATGGGTGCGCCCAGCAGCAGACCAGCATAATGGTAGAGCGGTAGCGGTAAAGAGAGAGTGCTAGTGGCCAATCAGTAATTTGGTTTCGCATAAGCTGAAGTCATATTCGAGTAGCGCCTCCTCTTTGCTACCCCAGTAACTTGTCAATAGTTTGGCCGCTCGTTCGGAGACTAGGAACGGTATGGTCTGAAACCCCTCTGCGGCTAATGCAAGGGTACGGTGCCTGCCAGACATGAAGTCCGGTTCAGTTGTGTAGATCAATGAGCCGATTTCAAACGGGGGAGACTCCGTTGAACGAATGAAATCGATTGCGCCCTGAACCCGCTGGTTGTGATCAACCGCCGGGACACGCTTCAAGCCCTCTCTGGCGAGGTTTACTGCGAAACCTGATTTAAGAATGACGATGGCGGGAATATCACCAATTCGGTATCCAGTTCCCAGAACAGGCAATGGAAGGTAAGGACGGTCGGAGCAAGCCAGTTTCGTTTTGGTCAAGAGCATCTCGGTCTCATTTTCAATATCGATCCTCGGCGAGTTTGCCTTTTTCGATAGTTTCCCTATTCAACGGTCCCAAGAGCGACGAACTTTAGCGATTTGACTATTTTATTTTTTGAGCCACCAATAATAACAACCAAGCAACCCGACTGGGAGGCAATCGAACGCGCCTACCGGGCCGGGTTGCATTGTGGTTAGAGTTTAAATATTTGCCATAGGGTGACGCCTCCTAGCACAAATATCAGCACTGTTTTCGGTGTGAGTCGCCCCGTTAGGTAAAGTCCAATCAAGATGACAAGAAGCGCCTTCGATATTATCTCTGTGTAGCTCATGCGTATCGCCTGTAATGAATGAGCTACCTATCCTCCACGCCTAATTCACTCCTGAGTGCTGTATTCGTACCATTTTCCGGTCTGAATTAAACGTGCTGTCGCTTCAAAGATCAGGTGAGCAATGAACAGACCGATGCCTCCCGCATCACTGATTGAGCTGTCGGAGCTATCCGACGTCGGTATTCGACTGACTCCAGCCACAGAGGTTTGGGAATGGCTACAAACCGAGATCCTTGTCGACACAGGGACCATTCACAACGAAGACCATGCCCACCTACTGGATGCGGACATCCGCGTCATGTGGGCGTCGTCGAGCTTCGCCAAGCATGGTAGGACAGTCCTGGGCCAGGCCGAGCAAGTGGGGTTCCGCGCTGGTGGCTGGCAGAAAGCCAGGATGGAACAGCAGATGCGTGATTGGTTCGGCGACGTGCCGGCCTTCATCATCACCCTAGCTGCGGACTACTGCGCTCAGTGCAGCGACACCGACTTCTGTGCCCTGGTTGAGCATGAGCTCTATCACATCGCCCATGCCATGGATAAGTACGGTCAGCCAGCATTTACCAAGGATGGCGCACCCAAGCTTGAGATGCGCTCACACGATGTCGAGGAGTTCGTTGGCGTGGTCCGCCGCTACGGTGCAAGCCCTGACGTTCAAGCGTTGGTGGATGCTGCAAACAGTCCTGCCGAGGTGGGGAAATTGAACATATCGAGGGCCTGCGGAACCTGTCTGCTCAGATTGGCCTGACCCCTGACAGACCTAAGACGGAATTTACCCTATGGCAGCCCTGAACAATGAGGTGAAAGGCTTCATGGTTCAGGCCTTGGCGTGCTTCGACACTCCTTCTCAGGTTGCGGCAGCTGTCAGAGAGGAGTTTGGGCTTGAGGTTACCCGCCAACAGTGTGAGGCCCAAGACCCAACTAAGCGTGCTGGGCGAGACCTGGCAAAGAAGTGGGTGACCCTGTTCCATGACACCCGCAAGCGATTCCGCGAAGAGACGGCAGACATCCCTATTGCCAACCGTGCCTTTCGTCTCCGCGCCATGAACCGGTTTGTTGAAAAGGCCGAGTCGATGAAGAACATCGGCCTGGCCATGCAGATCCTAGAGCAGGCCGCTAAGGAAACCGGTGACATCTACGTGAACCGGGCCCGGAAGGAAGAAGCCGGCGACGAGCCGGTGATCCCGACCCGCATCCAGGTCGACGTTGTGGATGCGAGGAAGCCGAATGCCGAGCCTTAACGTCCCACAGGCTCAGTTCCTCACGCTGCCCCACAAATTCCGCGCGTTCGTCGCAGGGTTCGGCTCGGGCAAGACCTGGGTGGGCTGCTCGGCACTGAGCAAGCACTTCATGGAGTGGCCCGGCGTCAACGCTGGCTACTTTGCACCGACTTACCCACAGATCCGGGACATCTTCTATCCGACCATGGATGAGGTGGCCTACGACTGGGGGCTGAAGACCAAGATCAACCAGGCGAACCACGAAGTTCATATCTACAGCGGCCGGCAGTCCCGCGGCACTGTGATCTGCCGGTCGATGGAGAAGCCGCAGACGATTGTCGGTTTCAAGATCGGTCACGCCCTGGTGGATGAGCTGGACGTGCTGACTGCTGTCAAGGCTCAGCAGGCCTGGCGCAAGATCATCGCCCGGATGCGTTACAACCTGCCCGGGCTGAAGAACGGGGTGGACGTCACCACGACGCCGGAAGGCTTCAAGTTCGTCTTCCTGCAGTTCGTGAAGCAGCTGCGCGATAAGCCGTCGCTCAAGGAGATGTACGGCCTGGTGCAGGCCAGCACCTTCGACAACGAGCTGAACTTGCCGGAGGACTACATCGCCTCCCTGATGGAGTCGTATCCGCCGCAGCTGATCATGGCGTACCTCAAAGGCCAGTTCGTCAACCTGACGTCCGGCACGATCTACACGGCGTACGACCGCAAGCTCAACGGGTGCTTCGATACCGTGCAGCCCGGCGAACCGCTGTTCATCGGGATGGACTTCAACGTCGGCAAGATGGCCGCGATCACCCACGTCAAACGTGACCATGGGCTTCCCAGGGCCGTGGATGAGCTGATCGACGGCTACGACACGCCGGACATGATCCGCCGCATCAAAGAGCGCTACTGGCAGCACGACGGCAATGACTTCAAGAAAACCTGCGAGATCAGGATCTACCCGGATGCCTCGGGCGATTCGCGCAAGTCCGTGAACGCCAGCATCACCGACCTGGCCATGCTCAAGCAGGCCGGGTTCGCGGTCATTGCTCCAGCGGCAAACCCGCCGGTGAAGGACCGAATCAACGCAATGAACGCCGTCTTCTGCAATGCGCAGGGCGAGCGTCGCTACCTGGTCAACTCGCTCACCTGTCCGACCTACGCCGATGGCCTGGAGCAGCAGGTGTGGGGCGCGAACGGGGAGCCAGATAAAACCGCCGGCATCGATCACGCGAACGACGCCGGCGGCTACTTCATCCACCGCGAGTACCCGATCATCAAACCGGTCACCGCTATCAAAATGGGATACGCCCGATGAGCAACGACGTCTCCTTCCAGCGGGCGGAATACACAGCAGTGCTGGACCGCTGGGCGACCGTTCGCGACGTCTGCGCGGGCCAGCACCGGGTTGTGGATCGGCTGCCGTACATCAACGCGCACGACAAGTCGCCGGAGAACGAAGACCGTAACCGGGCATACCGCGAGCGCGCGGTGTTCAAGAACGCCACTGGGCACACCCGAAACGGTTTGCTTGGCCTGGCCTTTCACAAAGACCCGACGCTGACGGTGCCGAAGAAGCTGGAATACCTACAGGACAACGCCAACGGCTCCGGCGTGAGCATTTACCAGCACTCCCAAGGAACGCTGGAGAAGGTTCTTGAAGCTGGGCGCCACGGGCTTTACGTCGACTACCACCAAGACGATGGTATCGGCGGGCATTCGGTGATCTTGTCCTACTGCGCTGAAGACATCATCAACTGGCGCACCGGCATGGTGAACGGCCATAGCGTGCTGACGCTGGTGGTGCTACGCGAGTCGCCGGAGATACCGGATGGTTTTGGCTACAAGACAGCTGAGCAGTACCGGGAACTGGCGCTGGAGGATGACGGTTTCGTTTGTCGTGTTTGGCGCCGGTCCGGGCCGAAAGGTGGTGGGCCGCTGACTGTCATCGAAGAATTCAAGCCGGAAGGCGTCACGGGGCGCCTCAAAGAGATCCCGTTCACCCTCGTCGGTGCACAGAACAACGACCCAAGCATCGATGAGTCGCCTCTGTATGACATAGCCATGATCAACCTGGGCCATTACCGGAACAGCGCCGACTACGAAGACAGCGTGTTCTGGTGCGGTCAGGCCCAGCCGTGGATCAGTGGGCTCGACGAGTCCTGGCGCGACTGGATGGAGAAGAACGGCATCTATGTCGGCTCTCGAGCCCCCATGATGCTGCCCGTTGGTGGCGCATTCGGTTACGCGCAGCCAGCGCCCAATACGCTGGTTAAGGAGGCCATGGCCGACAAGAACCAGATGATGATCGAGCTGGGCGCCCGGATGGTGGTTGCGTCGCTTGCGACCAAGACCGCAACCGAGTCCCGTGGCGATCAATCAGCATCTACATCGGTTCTTGCTGGATGCGTAGCCAACGTCAGCGAGGCCTACACGCGAGCCATTATGTGGTGCTGCATGTACATGGGTATTGCCGACAAGAAGGTCGCCTACCAGGTCAATCAAGAGTTCGTCGAGCTCACTGCCGATCCGCAGATGATCACGGCCTTGGTTGGCTTGTGGCAGAACGGCGGGTTCGCGAAGGCGGATCTTCGGGCGTATTTGCGCAAGCTGGGGCTGATCGCGCCAGAGCGAACTGACGAGCAGATCGACGGGGAGCTAGAAGAGCAGGGCGATGGGCTGGGCCTGGACGACGAGGACGCAGTAGATGGCGGCGAACCAAGCAGTACTTGACGCAACCATTCGGCATGCGGTCTTCCTCGAAAAGCTCAAGGCTGGGGAGGTGGGCAAATTCGCTCCCTTCCTCAAGGAGATTGACCGTTCGATCCGTGACCGGCTCACCCAGTCGGACCTGACCGAGTACAACGTCAAACGTCTGGAAGCACTGTTGAAGGAGGTGGATAGCCTGCTGCTGGGCATTTTCGACCGGTACAGCGCGCAACTTAACCTCGACCTAGTGGACATCGCCAACTACGAGGCTGAGTTCGAGGCGACCAGCCTTGCAAGGTCGGCGCCGGTTGGCGTGTCGCTCGACGTCGTGGCACCGACGGCCGCTGCGATCCGTACCGCAGTGCTGACGAACCCGCTCAGTGTGCGCGGCACCGGTGGCGGAAAGCTGCTTAAGGCGTTCATTAAGGGCTGGACCAGTGCGGAGCGTGAGCGCGTTACGGGCACGATCCGGCAGGGCTTCTTTGAAGGGCAGACGAACTTCAAGATTATCCGCAACATTCGCGGCACCAAAGCAGCAGGGTACAAAGACGGCATCCTGGCAACCACCAACCGCAATGCCAGCACGGTCGTGCACACCGCCATTCAGCATGTGTCGTCCCAGGCGCGGATGGAGGTGGCCAAGGCCAACACGGACATCGTGCAAGAGATCCAGATGGTGGCCACGCTTGACAGCAAGACCAGCCAGCAATGCCGCTCGATGGATAAGCGTAAGTTTCCGGTGGATTCCGGGCCGAGGCCTCCATTCCATCCAAACTGCCGCACCACCTTCATTCTGTTGACCAAGCTGAGTGAGATGTTCGCCAAGGGCGCAACGCGTGCCTCGGTGGGTGCTGATGGCGGACAGCAGGTCAGCGCTGACCTTGATTACTATCACTGGCTTCAGCAGCAGCCAGCCGCGTTCCAGGACGAGGCTATCGGTCCTATGCGGGCCAAGCTGTTTCGCGAGGGTGGCTTGAGTGTTCAACGCTTCGCGGAACTGCAGCTTGATCGCAACTTTGCGCCATTGACTCTGGCGCAGATGAAAAGACTGGAACCATTAGCATTCCAGAGGGCAGGTGTCGGCCCGAATTGATACTAAGGCGTCTGATATCAAGCCCCACGCCTCTCTGTACTGTTCAAGCTCGGGTAAGTGCTTCAGATCCACCTTGCTCCAACCCTCCGAGCGAGGAAGCGCCTGGATCGTTGCTACTGGCAAGACATAGTAATGCGGTGGGATAGGTTGCTTTTTGCCATCTGGAGATCCGCGATTGAGGAATACCGCGACCACAAACTCACAATCGAAGTTTTTGATGGGGAATCCAGTCGCACCTGTTCTCCAGCGGCTTTTTACTTGAACTCTAACGGAAGAGTTTTGCTCAGCGTTGGTAGCCACGATGTCGTATCCAGGCATGTTGGTATAAGTCTTGTAAGCGGCGATTTTGTGAATCAGCAATTGCCCTAGAACAAGAAATTCAGCTCCTTCGCTTTCCAGTCTTGTGTCCATCCGCGCCATAACTTTCACCATTTTTTTATCGCCCCTGAAATAGGGGCGCGATTTCATTTGCCTGCGAGGCAGGCTAATCCAAACCCAAGGGGTGTATCAACGTGTCAGAAGAAAACGAAATCGACCTGGAAAACCCGGCAATCAAGGCCGCTATCGCGACTGCCGTTGAAGCGTCTGTAAACGGGCTGAAGTCCAAAAACACCGAACTGCTGGGCAAGCTGAAGGAAACGTCCGGCAAGCTGACCCAGTTCGAAACCCAGTTCGAAGGCATCGATATCGACGCTGTGAAGGGGTTGCTCAGCCGTGCTGGCCAGGACGAGGAAACCAAGCTGCTGACCGAGGGCAAGGTTGACGAGGTGTTCAATAAGCGCACCGAGCGCCTGCGTGGCGAGCACGACAAACAACTGAAGACGCTCGCCGGTCGCGCTGAGAAGGCTGAAGCGTTCGCCGCGAAGTTCCAGGGCAAAGTCCTGGGCGACTCGGTACGCGGTGCAGCACTGAAAGCCGGCGCATTGCCGGAAGCAACCGACGACATCATTCTGCGCGCCAAAGGCGTGTTCTCTCTGAACGAAGAGGGCGAAGCGGTCGCTGTTGACGAGAATGGCCAGACCATCCTCGGCAAAGACGGTAAGACCCCTCTGACTCCGCTCGAATGGGCCGAGTCTCTGCGCGAAAGCGCACCCCACCTGTGGCCAAGGGCCTCAGGAACACATGCCCCGGGCGGGGGTGGCGGCCAGGCTGCATACAAGCGCTCCGAAATGACTGCTGAGCAGAAGCGCGACTTCCAGCGCAAGCACGGCCAAACCGCATATCTCGCATTGCCAAAGTAAGGGGAAAAAACTATGCCAACGACTGTAAACAGCGACCTGATCATCTACAACGATGAGGCGCAAACCGCATACCTGGAGCGCATCCAGGATAACCTGGACGTTTTCAACGCCTCGTCCAACGGCGCGATCGTCCTCGACAACGAACTGATCCAAGGCGACTTTCGCAAGCGTGCTTTCTACAAGCTCGGCGGCGGTCTGGAACACCGCGATGTCAACTCCGACGGCAAGGTCACCGCGAAGAAAATCGGCGCCGGCGAAGCTGTAGGCGTCAAGGCTCCGTGGAAATACGGCCCGTACCAGACCACCGAAGAGGCGTTCAAGCGTCGCGGTCGTGCAGTAGATGAGTTCTCCCAGATCATCGGCGCCGACGTAGCTGATGCGACCATCGAGGGCTTCATCGAGTACGCCACCGGCGCTCTCAAGGCTGCCATCGGCTCGAACGCTGCCATGGTGGTGTCGGCCAACATCGAAACCGACGGAAAGAAGACCTTGACCCGCGGTATGCGCAAATTCGGCGACAAGTTCGGCCGTATTGCGCTGTGGGTCATGCACTCTTCGGCCTACTTCGACATCGTTGATGAAGCGATTGCGAACAAGGTTTACGAAGAAGCTGGCGTAGTGATCTACGGCGGCCTGCCTGGCACCCTTGGCAAGCCGGTACTGGTGACCGACAAGGCGCCGGTGGATGCGATCTTCGGCCTGCTGCCGAACGCCGTGGTCATCACCGAGTCCCAGGCCCCAGGCTTCCGTTCGTACGACGTGAACGACGAGGAGAACCTGGCTATCGGATACCGCGCCGAGGGTACCGTCAACATCGATGTGCTGGGTTACAGCTGGAAGGAAACCACCGGCGGCACCAACCCAACCCTGGCAGCCGTCGGCTCCGCTGCGAACTGGGTCAAGCACTCGGACAGCAACAAGGTTACGGCCGGCGTAATGATCAACCTCACCGCCACCCCACCGGTTGGCGGCTGATAACCGCCCCAGGAAGCGGCCAGCAATGGCCGCTACGGAGATTTCGATGGAACTCGTTTATACAAACCAGCTTGATGGCTTTGAGCCGGGCAAGCGCTACCGCGTCCCAGGGCTGTTCCGTAGCGTTGAGCGCGATGCGACCGCAGTGACCGTGGTAGGTGAATATCCCGAGATCGTCAAGGCGTACGAAGATGCCGGTGTCGATGTTGAGGTTGTCGAGTTGCCGGCGCCTGTTGCTGTCGGCACACAGGCGATCGCATCTGTTGAACTGTCCAAGCTGCTTGCCGATCTGCAAGGCGAGAGTGACGCCATGGTTCTGCTGGTCGACGGCCTGGAAGCTGGCGAGATCCACCGTCCAGAGGCTGGTGCACTGGCATTGCGCTTGTTTGAAGTGCTGGGCACCATCCACGCTTCAGTTGGAGAGCTGACCACTGAGCGTGACGGCCTAGCCCTGACTGTCGACACGCTGCGCGAAGAGATCGAGGCACTGAAGAAAGCCTCGATCACGCCACTGCCTGATGAAGGTGGCGAAATCGCTGCGCTGAAAGCAACGCTCGACGAAGCCAGGGTCCAGTATCGGGCCAACGCCTCGAAAGAATCCCTGGAAAAGCTCGTCGCTGAGCTGGCCAAGACCTGATAATGCTGGCTACCGGTTGCGCGGTAGCCAATCTCAATCCATTCCAGCGAGTTGACGCATGACACTCATCATTGAGGACGGCACCGGCAAGCCTGACGCCGAAAGCTACGCAAGCGCTGAAGACCTTGCCCGGTATGCCGTGAAATTCGGCACGGTCATCCCCGCAGGCGTTCCTGAGCAGGAAGCGTTGCTGCGCCGGGCCGCCTTGGCGATGGATGGCATGACCTGGAAGGGGCGCAAGATGAACAGCGAGCAGGCCTTGTCCTGGCCTCGCCGGGAAGTGCTGCTGGATCACGAGATCAAGCCGAACAACTATCTGCCGGCGCGCATTCAGTACGGGCAGATGGCTCTGGCCGCCGAGATCCATCAGGACGATATCGACCCGGTGGAGAAGCGCAAAGGTGCGGTTCTGCTCGACCGTGTTGAAGGAGCGGTAACGCGGCAGTATGCGGCGATCCCATCCACCAGCAACCGGCTTTTACCGGCAGCGCCGGATCGACCGAGCGCTACGCAGTTTGCCGACTATCTACAAAAGCGCGGGCTGTTCGCTGTCCGGGCCTAGTTTGGAAACTGTTCTGTCAGTTGAGAAAGTAGATGGCCGACGTCCGTTTGAATACCGTAGACACAGGAGAACCATGCCTGTGAAGCTGGGTCAGCATTCACGCTTACCAGGATATTAGCTGCAGCAGTGCTTACTGCGGGCTCAAAATAAAACTCTTCAAGCTCAGTGCGATCGCGCTTTTTTCCATCGATCGTTCCAGTTTTTGCGTACCGCTTCAGTTCCTCCTTGAGAGACCGAAACCCCTGCTGAAGCTCATCTTTCTCCAGTCGATTGAAGCTGGTTTTACCTGCGTGCAATGCCATTAAGTCATTGGCCTGGGAGCACAGACTGCGCATCCTGGCAATGACTTCGAGTGCGTGCTGATTTTCAGTGGTCATCTTGATTTCCTTTTCTTTTCCAGCGGCTTGTTGAGCTGTCGATAGTAACCGCCCAATAACGCATATGCATCTGGAGCCACCATGGCCTTCTACGACGAAATGGCCGTGATGGCTCTGGAGATGATCACAGAGTTCGGCCAGCCCGTGACCATCAGCAAGACGGAGCCGGGCGAGTACGACCCGGAGCTGGGCGGCGAGGCGCCGGGCGCAACCGTCGAGCAAATCGCCCAGGGCATCCTGCTCGACTTCACCGGCATCGAATTCCAGAACAACAGCCTAATCAGGCAGGGCGACAAGAAGCTCAAGATCGCCGCGCAGGGTTTGACCTGGGTGCCGGGTCTGCTCGACAAGGTCGTGGCCCAGGGCCGCACCTGGTCAATCGTGCCGCCGCTGAAAGAGATCAACCCGGCCGGCACGCCGATCTTGTATGAGCTGCAGGTGCGGTCGTGAGCCGCGCAGGCGCCGGACAATCCGGCAGCTTCGCCCTGAGCCTGGCCGAGTTCGCCGCGCAGACCAGCGAAGCCATCGACGCCAGCGTCCGCGAAATCATCATCGAGGTCGGCAGCAGCCTGATTCGCATGTCGCCCGTGGGTAACCCGGAGATCTGGGCGCAGAACGAAGTTGCCACCCAGTACAACAAGGCCGTCGACGATCACAACAGCGCGCTGCGCAGTGATCCGGCCAACCTCACGAAGGGTGGCAGCCTGAAGAAGGGACGTAAGCTCAACGACGGCATGGACGTAAAAGCGCCCGAGGGCTACGTCGGTGGCCGGTTCCGCGCGAACTGGCACATATCGCTGGGCGTGGTCGAAAGCGTCACCTTCGACGAGGTAGACCCAAGTGGCGCCGAAACCACTGCTGCGCTGGTGGCTGCAATGAGCGACTTCACCCCCGGCCAGATGGCCTACATCATCAACAACTTGCCCTATGCCATCCCGTTGGAGTTCGGCCATTCGACCCAGGCCCCCGGCGGCATGGTCCGGGTAACCGTGGCTCGCTTCCAGCGGATCGTGCTGGAGGCCATCAGGAACAACCAGGTATGAGTAACGCAATCATCGCCTCGATCTATGAGGCCAAGCTGATCGCCTGGAATGCTGCCAGGACGGAGAAGCTTAAGATCGTTTTCGAGAACACGGCGTACACGCCGGCGGCGGGCGAGACCTACCTGCGAGCCTTCACTATCCCGGGCGACACCGCGAGCAACACGCTCGGCGGTGATCACCGGCTGTTCACCGGAGTGTTCCAAGTCAGCATCATCACGCCGGCGGGCGCCGGCAAAGCCAAGACGAATCCAATCGCAGCAGAACTGATAGATCTGTTCCCGCTATATGCCAGAGACACGAAGGGCTCGGTCACCGTGGTGACAATGTCGCCGGTCGACCCGGGGCCCAGCATCACCGGCGATTCCACCTACACCGTCCCGGTCTCGTTCTTGTACCGGGCCGACACCAACTGATCCCGCCCAATGGGCAAACCCAGAGACCCGCCATTGAGCGGGTTTTTTCACATCTGCAAAGAGGAAATACCCCATGGGCTACAAACTCCCGAACGGCGGCACCTTCCAGCACGCCGCAACCTACGCGACCGCACTGGTGTTCACTGCTATCAGCAACGCCGCCGAGGCCGTTGCCACTGTTGTCGGCGGCACCATCGCTGCCGGCGATATTGTTCTGTTGACGTCTGGCTGGAGCAAGCTGGATAGCAAGGTGGTGCGCGTCAAGGCAGCCACGGCCACGGCGATTACTCTAGAAGGCATCGACACTACCGACACGCAGGTCTATCCGGTCGCTGGTGGCGCAGGCACGATGCGCAAGGTGCTGACCTGGGTGCAGATCCCGCAAATCTCCGACGTAGCCTTCTCCGGCGGAGAACAGAACTACCTGGATGTGGTGTTCCTTGAGGATGACCAGGGCAAGCAGATCCCCACCGACAAATCCGCAGCAAGTATGGTGCTCACCATCGCCGATGACCCGGCCCAGGCGTTCAACGGGGTGCTGCTGAAGGCGGACGCAGGCAAGCAGATCGAAGCGGCGCGCCTGAACCTGCCCGGTAACGACACCCTGCTGTACGGCACCTACACGTCGTTCTCCAAACAGCCAGCGGTGTCCCGCAACAACCTGCTGACCCGTACCGTCAGCTTGGCGTTGCAGGCCGAGCCGACCCGCTACCTGACTGCGGCGGTGTAACCCATGGCTAAGATCCGTATTGCGCAAAAGGCTACGTTCAATGCGCCCGTGCTGATCCCGATCGTCGGCAGCGAACCCGAGAAGGTCGAGTTCACTTTCAAGTACCGGGATCGCACCGAGCTTGCCGCTCTGTTCGATGAATGGAACGAGGCGCGGAACAAGGCGCGGGCCGCGCTGGGCGACAAGCCTTCTTGGTCGGAAGTGGTTGCCGTGGACACCGAGCAGCAAACCCAGCAAATCAAGGACCTGGTAATCGGCTGGGGTTTCGACGACGAATACAACGACGACAACATCGTCGCATTCGTGAAGTCCTGCCAGGGTGCCGCCGAGGCGGTCGTTAAGGCCTACGAAGGCGCATACAGCCAGGCCCGCCTGGGAAACTGACCGACGCCGCCCGCGCTATGTATTCGCCAGATGTGCCGGACACAGTAATCGGCATGTTCGGCCTTGCCCCTGGCGACTTGGTTGAGGAAGTGGAGGTCTGGCCGTGCAATTGGCCGGCCTTCCTCCTGTTCAACCGAATGTCCACCCAGTGGCGAGCAGGCGCTGGCGGCGCGATCGGTCTGGACTACAGCTGCATTCGCGACGTGGCCGGATTCCTCGGCATCAAGAAAAAGAAACTCGCTGAAATCTTCCCTGACCTCCAGGTGCTGGAAGGCGAGGCCCTGCGCGTCATGGCGGAGGAAAGGGAAAACAGCCCGTAAGCACGAGCACTTATTCAAGGTGAGTCGATGAACATTGCAGAACTCGGCGTCAAGATCGACTCGGCCGATGCAATCCAGGCGAAAACGAGCCTGGATGAAATGGGGAAGGCCGGCGGCCGGGCCGAGCAGTCCGCCGTTTCGCTGATGAACGAAATGCAGGCGCTGGAAAAGTCGCTGTCCACCAGCGCCAAAACCACCCAGGACCTGGCAAAGCAGCGTGACGCGCTTGCCAAGCTGACCAAGACCGGCGCCTACGGTGAGGCCGAGGCGGCGAAGATCTCGGCTCAGCTCGATAAGCAGCAGATCGCCCTGGCCAAGTCTGCGATGGATGAGCAGAAGGCGTTGAACAGCCTGCTGGGGGCGATTGACCCGGCTCGCGCGGCGCTGGCAAAGCTGGACAGCCAAGTCGAGCAGTTGGGCAAGCACCTCGACGAGGGCCGGATCAACCAGGACCAGTACAACAGCGCCTTGGGTAAAATCGACAAGGATTACGCCAAGCTCGAAAAGACCACCACCGGTTTCGACAAGTTGCGCCTCGGCACCCGCCAAGCCCAGGAAAACGTCGTACAACTGGGTAACGCGCTGTCGTCGGGCGACTGGGGGAGCGGCGTTCGTGCCGTGGCTCAGCTGGGCGCCGGTGCGGGTGCTGGCGCTGCTGGACTTCTCGCCATCCTTGCACCGCTAGCCCTGGCCACCGCAGCCGTGGGCGGCCTGGCCTATGCCTACCACAAGGGCAGCGAAGAGCAGGATAGCTACAACAAGTCGCTGATCCTCACTGGCAACTACGCCGGCATGAGCGCTGGTCAATTGGGTGACATGGCGCGCCAGGTTAGCGCGACAGTCGGTACCACCGGCCAGGCCGCCCTTGTCCTCGCCATGCTGGCGGACAACGGCAAGATCGCTGGTGATAGCTTCGCGGGCATTACCCAGGCCGCTGTGTCGATGCAGGAGGCTACCGGCAAGGCTGTAAGCGAGACGGTCTCCGAGTTCACCAAACTGGCCGACGACCCTGTAAAAGCATCTGCCGCGCTCAATGAGCAGTATCACTACCTGACCGCTTCGGTTTACTCGCAAATTGCAGCGCTGGAGCAACAAGGTAACCACGCCGGCGCAGTCAAGCTGGCGACCGAGACTTACGCAGACTCTATCAACGAGCGTACGCCGAAAATTCTGGAGAACTTGAGCTTCTGGGAGAAGGGATACAACGCTGTTGCTCGCGCTGCTGACAACCTCAAGAATATCGGTCGACCGGACATTGGTGCAGACATAGAGCAGGCCCGCCGTGACCTGGCCGATGCTCAGAAAGGCAATATCGGTCTTTTCCAAAACCAAAAAGAGATGATCGAAGTTCGGCAAAATCGCCTGAACATGCTGGAGGATGAGAAGGCGGCCCAGGCCGATATCGCCAAGTGGGAGGGTGAGCAGGCCAAGGCTCAGGGTGATGCCGTATCGTCAATGACGAAAATTGACGCGTTGACCAAGTCTGCGTGGACAAATGAGCAAAAGCGCACCGAGGCGATCAAGGATTACAAGCGGCAACTCGAAAACATCCGAAAGGTTGCGCCTAATGATCCGCGCCTGAATCAGGCGGAGATCGACAAGAACCTGGCGAATATCAACGATCAGTTCAAGGATCCGAAAGCGCCTGGCACTCAGGTGGATCTGACCGGCTTAAATGATGCGAAGAACAATCTGGCCTCTATCGCCGCCGACTACAAAAACTACCAGAAGGAACTGGAGGCGGCGCAAAAAGCCGGGCTGGTATCTGAGGCTGACTACCTTCTGCGGCGCCAGGCACTGATAGGCAATGAGCGTGACCAGGTGACGGCAGCCTACGAAGCCGAAATCAGCGCGCTTGAGTCCGCCAAGGGCAAGAAGACCACCTCAGCCGCGCAAAGCATTCAGCTGGACCAGAAGATCGCCGACGCACGCGCGGGCATTGTCAAGGCGCAGAGAGACGCTGATAGCCAGCTTGAAGTGCTGGCGACCAATGAGACGGGCCGCCTGGCCAGACAAGAGCGCGCGATCAGTACCTACGTACAGGCGCTTGGGCAGCAGCAGCGAGCCTTGGAGCTTGCCGGGCAGCGCGCCGTACTTGGCGTGGGGCAGGGCGATCGGCAAAACGCGCTCAGCGGCGAACTGAACAGCCAGCAAGACCGATTTGCTCAGCAGTCGCTGGAGTTGGCCAACCAGAAGTCGGACCCGTCGCGGAACATGTCGGAGGAAGAGTTCACCCGCAAATCGCAAGCGCTCGCAGACGCGAACAAGGCGGCTACTGACCAAATCCGGCAGAACTACGCGGATGTAGAGAACGCCCAGGGCGACTGGACGAAGGGGGCGACAGCTGCCTGGGATAACTACCTTGACTCGGCGCGCAACATAGCCGGCCAGACGAAGAGCCTGTTCGGTAATGCCTTCAGCTCAATGGAAGACTCACTGGTTAACTTCGCCCTATCAGGCAAAGCATCGTTCGCTGACTTTACCAAGTCGATCCTGGCCGACATGGCGCGCATTGCTACCCGCCAAGCCAACTCGGCGTTGCTGGGCAGTCTGGTGGGGGCGGCTGCAAGCTACTTCGGTGGCAGTGCGGCCGGCGGCGGGAATGGCCTGGCGGCTGGGTCCGCAGGTGCTACGTCGTCGAACCTCGGCGCATCGCAGGCAGGCTACTCCGGCAGCTATTTCCAGGCCGACGGTGGAGCCTGGGCCAACGGTGTGCAGATGTTCGCCGACGGCGGCGCCTTCACTAATTCCATCGTCAGTAAGCCCACGGCGTTCGGTATGGCCAACGGCAAGACCGGGGTCATGGGAGAGGCGGGGGAAGAGGCCATTATGCCGCTGGCCAGGACTTCCAGCGGGAAGCTCGGGGTTGTTGCCATGGGCGGCGGAGGCGGCGGTGTAAATCTGAGTCTCAGCATGCCGATCATCTTAAGCGATCAGGAAGCCGGTCGGCCTGATGGTGCTGAGTTCGACGCCGAGACCTTCCAGCGCAACATGGAGGTGCGCACCCGGCAGGTTGCAGTCGAAGAAATTGCCAAATCTTGGCGACAGGGTGGTGTAAGCCGCCGCAACGTAAAGGGATGACTCATGGCAATCGAACGTTTCACCTGGGCAACGGAGAAGGGCGCGGAGGGGGAGATTAGCCAGCGCGTCCGGTCCAAAAAGTTCGGCGATGGCTATGAGCAGTCGGTCGAGGACGGACTGAATAATCAGTCGGAGTCCTGGCCGGTGACGTTTACCGGTATGGCATCCCGTATCCTGGAAATCAGGAAGTTCCTCGACAGGCATAAGGGGGCAAAAGGGTTTCTCTGGACGCCGCCCCTCGGCGAGCTTGGCCTCTACAAGTGCAACGGCTACAAGCCGGTTCACCGTGGCGGCCAGGTCTACGCCATCACCGCCACCTTCCAGCAAACCTTTCACCCCTGAGATAACTGCCCATGGCACTAATCACGGACATCCAGAAACTGGAGCCCGGCGGCGAGATTCGCCTGTTCGAAATTGATGGCACCGAGTACGGCGCGGATTACCTGCGCTTCCATGGGCACGCAATTCCGCACACGCCCGAGGAACTGCTCGCCTACGAGCATTCGGAAGAGGACCTGCCAGCCAAGTCAATTTGGTGGCAGGGCGCCGAATATGCGCCCTGGCCGGTACAGATCGAAGGCATCGGCTCCAACAGCGACGGCACGGCCACCAGGCCGACGTTCGCCGCCGGCAACGTCAACGGGCGCGTCACGGCGCTGTGCCTGGCGTTCGAGGACATGCTCAAGTTCAAGCTCACAGTCCGCGAGACACTGGCCAAGTACCTGGACGCAGCCAACTTCCCCGAAGGCAACCCCACTGCTGATCCGACCCAGGAAGCGCTTGAGATCTGGTACATCGACCAGAAAACCAGCGAGGACGGCGAGGCTGTCATATGGGAACTGTCTTCTCCGGGTGAGATCGACAATCACGGACTGCCCGGCCGGCAGATGACAACTTTCTGCCACTGGGCCATGAGCAATGGTTATCGAGGTCCGGATTGCGGTTACACCGGCGCGGCGATGTTCGACGACGAGGATAACCCCACGGATGACCCTGCCCTGGACCAGTGCAAGGGGTGCCTGTCGTCCTGCAAGCTGCGCTTCGGCGAAAACAACGAACTGTCCTTCGGTGGATTCCCCGCCGTTTCTCTCATTGCCCGGAGCTGATCATGCGAAAGCACATCATTGCAGCCATCCAGGCGCACGCGGCGTCTGAATACCCCCGTGAATGCTGCGGCCTGCTGCTGGCCGTGGGCCGCGCGCAGAAATACTTCCCGTGCAGGAATATCGCCACGGAGCCGAACGAAGAGTTCCGGCTCGATCCCGAGGACTACGCTTTGGCGGAAGACTTGGGCGAAGTGATCGGCATCGTTCACTCACACCCGGACGCCACCAGCAGGCCGTCACCGCACGACCTGGCCATGTGCGAAGCCACGGCCTTGCCCTGGCACATTCTGTCGTGGCCCGAGGGGGATTTACGCACGATCACGCCAACCGGCAGTACGCCGCTGTTAAGGCGTCCGTTCGTACACGGCGCCTGGGACTGCTGGCAGGTTTGCGCTGATTGGTACGCACGCGAGTGGGGCCTGGAATTCGAGGCCTTCCAGCGCACCGACGGCTGGTGGGAGAGTGCGGAGAACGCCAGCCTGTACGAGGCGAACTACGAAGCCGCTGGCTTTGTGCGCGTCGACCGACCGCAGCGCGGTGATATGATCGTTATGCAGGTAGGATGCACGGTTCACCCGAACCATGCAGGGATCTACCTGGGTGCTGATCCGTCACTACCTGACGAAGAGTCGAGCACCTTCGGCCCTGGCCCGTTCCTGTTGCACCACCTGTACGGCAGGCCGTCCGAGATCATCGTCTACGGTGGGCCTTGGCATGACCGGATACGTCTGATCCTCAGACACAAAGACCGGCACGAATCATCTGATATGAAGGGGGCGCTTCAGCAAGTTAATGGAGGGTGAGCAGCAGTGGGTTCTCTTCTTCAAAGATGTTTTGCTCAGGCATATTTCTTGAGAAAAACCCCTCAAATACCACCTGGAATCTCTCCCGACAGTCGTATAGCTGTGCTCTCTTGAGGTTACGTATCTTGTAGCCGTCATTCCGATCGAAGTGGCAGCCAAATGAAAGGAAGCAGTGGCTGAAGATGCGAAACACCTGCCAGTAGAGCTGAGGGTCGATTTACTCTTCCTTGGCCAATTGGTAGAGAGCCCACTCTAAGAGCCAGTATTCATCTTGTGCCCAGAGCGCGTGCTCGTGTAGCTGGCCATTGAATGAGTTTTCGTCGTAGTCATCGCACCGCGGGAAGTTTCTTTGAACTACAAATCGAGGGTCCATCACGAGGTTCCTTATGTCTGCGTGGCAGACAGTTCTTTATCCATGACGATGATCTAAGCTCGGAGGGCCACATGCAAACCACACACCGCTACATGCTGACCATTCATGACCTCTTCACCATCACCGGTGGCGGTATCTGCGGCGCTGAAGCCGAAGTCGCCATTCTTGATGGCGGTGTCGAGATGGATCGCGTGAAGTTTTCCGGCAAGTGCCAGAGCAAAGGCGGCTACAGCCGCAGCTACCATGGCAAGTCAGGGCTTCAGGCTGCGCTTGTATCTGGTCCGGGTAGAATTGATTTTGGCTTGGCGCAGGCAGTCGCTATCTAGGCTCTTCGCCGCCACCCATAAACTCATCGGTTCCTAGCCTGTGCGACCCATACTTCACAGTGTGGCCATCACCTAGATGCTCAGCCTCGATCTCTGCGACATTCTTGTCGGCGTAGATATCAACAAAGCTCCATGGATCATTACGACCCACTGCCCACTCCAGCACCCATCCAGGCATATCCGGATCTGTTGGTAGATTTTTCACGAGACTTCTGACTGACATGGCCATTCCTTGGTAATTGAAGGCGCAACGCTACTACGGCAATCGTCAGGCGAGTTACTGGCATTCCATCCATGCTGGATGCCTAGCTAGGAGATAGCATATAGCGCGTCAGCTTTCGACCCAAAGTGGTCAATGAGTTACCCGCGATAGCAGCACCGAATGGCTATCCAGTGGCAGGGTGAAGGCAGTTTCTGTCACCGCGCCTGTATTACATAAATGCGGGCCTTCTGTGTCTATCGGCACCATTGCTCGAATGATACGGTCTGAATTTATTGCATTTCGATGAGGCAACAATGGATCTCACTGCAATCCCATTTGGTACCACCGACTGGTCAACGATAGAGCCGGTGGCACATCCCGGTCAGACAGGCACAGCCTATTGGCGTACCTGCCAGTTTGGTTCAGAGCGTGTGCGGATGGTCGAATACAGCCCTGGATATCTTGCCGATCACTGGTGTTGGAGGGGGCACATCCTGTTGTGCCTGGAGGGTCAGTTGCATACAGAACTGGAAGATGGTCGTCAGTTCACACTGACGCCTGGCATGAGCTATCAGGTGGGCAATAATGCTGAGGGACATCGGTCATTCACTACGATCGGGGCGAAGTTGTTCATTGTGGATTAGGCGTGGGGGCGACCTGTCAAACGCCCCCCCAATCCGTTGGCAGCTGATGCTCCCGCAATCTGGGGTCGGAAATACTTCTGTGCGGATGACTGCTTCTGGCCGAAAGCCGCCTCAAAAATAGTCCAGCCCCGCGCTGGGCTTTTTGCATCTGCCCCTCAATGCTACAGTCCCGCCAAACCAAAGAGGGAACGACATGCGGATTTTGATAGCGGCGGTAGCGGTGGCGATGCTGGCGGGGTGTGGGACTACCCCCATTCCATCGAGCCAGGCTGATCGAGTTCCAGCAGCGAGACTTAAAGCCTTTCAGGACCCGAAGGCTGGGTCTACCGTCATGGTAGTAACCCGTGATAAGGGTGTGTTTGCAGGCGGCGGATGCTACACGGCAATTTTGATCGATGGGAAGGTTGCCGCGAGGCTTGGTACGGGAGAGACAGCAACTTTCTATCTGACCGAAGGACGCCATATCTACGGTTTGTCTGGCGACGCCGAGGGTGGTGGGTTGTGCGCTGCTCAAATTGGCCAAGCGGTTAGAGAATCAGCCGGAGAGTTTAAGGCCGGCGAGACGCAGAAGTTCAGGGTGTCGGGAGATAGCAGCGCTTGGTTGGAGCTACGCCCCACATCGTTATAAATATTGAAAATGTGACCGCCTACGGGCGGTTTTTTTCGTCTGGAGATTTTGATGACTTCATTGACAACAATTCGGCTTGGCGGACCTCTACGCCAGTTTGGAAAGGAATACAGACTTTCGGTTCGCACTCCGGCGGAGGCGGTAAAGGCATTGTGTGTGCAAATCCCAGGCCTTGAACGATTCATCAGTTCGGCCAGCCAGCGAGGCCTAGAGTTTGCGGTATTTCGAGGATCAAAAAATATTCAGGAGGATGAGCTTGGGTTTGGTGGTAATGGGAATATTCGAATTGTTCCAGTAATCACTGGGAGCAAGCGGGCTGGCTTACTGCAAACAATCGTAGGTGCCGTGCTCATTGCAGCAGGCTATCTGCTTTCGCCATTTACTGGTGGTGCGAGCATGGCAGTCGTCCCTGCGGGTATCGCCCTTGTCGCTGGCGGAGTGATCCAAATGCTCAGTCCCCAGGCTGGAGGACTCAAGACCAGCGCCGCACCGGAGAATACTCCCGGCTACGCATTCGGCAGCGCGAAGAACACCACGGCCTCGGGCAACCCGGTACCGCTCTGCTACGGCAAGCGGCGGGTGGGTGGCGCGATCATCAGTGCGGCGATCTATGCCGAGGATCAAGCCTGATCGTTGACAGGTTGACATCACTTCGGTAGTTTTCAGCCATTGTGGACATTTTAGTAAGCGGGGCGCCAGGTCGGCGCTTTTTTTTGTGTTCGCTGAAGCCCGCCTCACCCACCAGCTAGACATTATGATGGGGAAAATGGCACTATTTCTCTATGTTGTAATACCTGTATCTAAAGCGCCTTGAGCGCTTTTTTTGTGCCAAAAAAAATGCCAAAGCCTCGAACGCCTCTCGCGTCTCGGGGCTTTTTTGTGCCCGTGAATCCCCCAGGGGATAACCCCGTGCAGGCTAGGTTCGCTACCGAAAAGGGTCGGTTTCGCTCCGCCTACGCCTCTGCCTGCACATCTTTCCCAGGCGGAAGGAGCAGTGAATGAACAACGTCATTCCATTCAATTATCAAGGTCGAGCCATCCGCTTTAACAGCGAGGGCTGGATTCATGCGACAGAAATTGCCGCTAGTAATGGCCTGCGATTGGATAACTGGTTGAGGAACCAGGAAACCAAGGCATACATAGAGGCGCTAGCGAAACATCTTAATACCTCGGATCCGAGGGATTTAATTCGAGGCCATCGTGGCAAGGGGGGTGGTACCTGGCTGCACCCGAAGCTCGCCGTCGCTTTCGCTCGCTGGATCTCTCCAGACTTCTCCGTCTGGTGCGATCTACACATTGATGCATTGTTGCGTGGAGAGCTCAACGAGAAGCAACAATTTGAGCGCGCATGCAAGACGCTGAGCGACGCCCAAAAGGTCGCCAGTCTCAGCGGCAAGGAGCTAGCCAAGTTCCGCTGGAGAAAGCCAGGGCTTATTCATGAAGTGGGGTATTGGCGCGATCAGTTGCAGCTCACTTTAGGGCTCGACGTTGCATAGCGTCTAAGTAAATCGGGATGCCCGCCAAGAGCGGGTTTTTTTTCGCCTGGAGGAAAGCATGGGCGCAGCACGCAAGATCGATATCTACGGCGCCAAGGGCGGCGAAGAAAAACCAAAAACGCCGACAGAAGCCCCGGACAGTCTGCGCTCGGTTGCCGTCGCCAAAATGCTGATAGCCGTGGGCGAAGGTGAATTCGAAGGGACGCCAACGGCCAGGGATATCTACCTCGATAACACTCCGCTGCAAGACCCCCAGGGGAACATGAATTTCCCGAACGTGAAGTGGGAGTGGCGCACCGGGGCCGTGGACCAGACCTATATTCAGGGCATCCCATCGTTAGAGAACGAGACCACCATCAGCACCGAGCTGCGCAGCGGCACCCCATGGGTTAGGGCGATCAACAACACCCAGCTTTCCGCTGTGCGTGTGCGGTTTGCCTGGCCGGCGCTTCAGTCCGTGGACGCCGGTGGCAACATCAATGGGTACCGGATCGAATACAAGGTTGAGCTGGCCACGGATGGCGGCGCCTACCAGCAGGTGCTGAGCGAAGCTGTCGACGGCAAGACCACCAGCGTGTACGAGCGCACGCGCCGTATCGATTTACCCAAAGCCACGACCGGCTGGCTGATGCGCATCACCCGCATCACGCCCAACCAGAACAACAACAAAATTTCCGACACCATGCAGATCGCCGGTTTCACTGAGGTGATCGACGCGAAGATCCGCTACCCGAACACGGCGCTGCTCTACATCGAGTTCTCCGCCGAGCAGTTCCGCAGCATCCCGGCCGTAACGGTCGAGACCAAGTTGAAGAAGATGCAGGTGCCGAGCAACTACGACCCTGTTTCGCGCTCGTACAGTGGCGTTTGGGACGGCACCTTCAAGCAGGCCTGGACCGACAACCCTGTCTGGATGACCTACGACATCACCACCGCTGACCGCTTTGGCCTGGGCCGTCGCATCAAGCCGTGGATGGTGGACAAGTGGGAGCTGTACCGAATCTCGCAATACTGCGACCAACTGGTGCCGGACGGGAAGGGTGGCCAGGAGCCGCGCTTCATCTGCAACTTGAACCTGCAGAGCAAGGCTGACGCTTGGTCGCTGCTGCGTGACATCTCGGCGATCTACCGAGGCATGACCTACTGGGCCCAAGGCCAGGTGTTCACTCTCTCGGATATGCCGCGTGCTACCGACTTCGACTTTGCCTACACCCGCGCAAACGTCATCGACGGCAAGTTCACCTATTCCAGCGCATCGGAGCGGACCCGCTACACCCGTGCGCTGGTCAGCTACGACAATCCGCTGAACAACTACGACACCGACGTCACCGCAGTGACTGACCAGAAGCTGCAGCGGCGCTACGGCGACAACCCGCTGGAGATCAGCGCTATCGGCTGTACCCGCGAATCGGAGGCCCAGCGCCGCGGTAAGTGGGCGCTGCTGACGAACTCCAAGGATCGGGCGGTAACCTTCAAGGTTGGTTTGGATGGCCGTATCCCGCTGCCTGGCTACGTGATCCCGATTGCTGACGAGCTGTTGGCTGGCCGCGCCATTGGCGGGCGCATCTCGGCTGTGAGCGGCAAGGTCATCACCCTTGATCGCGACACCCAGGCCAAGCAGGGCGACCGGCTGATCCTCAACCTGCCTGACGGCAAGTGCGAGGCCCGCACCGTGCAACTCGTCAGCGGGCGGCAGGTTACGGTCACCGTGGCTTACTCCGTGACACCTGAGCCGGAACTGGTGTGGGCGCTCGATGCTGACGACTTGGCAGTCCCGCTTTACCGGGTGGTCAGCGTGGCCAGACCAGAGCCTGGCGTGTTCGAAATCTCGGCCGTTCAGTACGACCCGAGCAAGTTTGCGCACATCGACACTGGCGCACGCCTGGAAGAGCGCCCGATCAGCGTTATCCCGATCACCGTGGTACCGCCGCCGGCCAGCGTCACACTGACGTCAAGCTACGCGGTGAACCAGGGCTTTGCTATCAGCACCATGAACATCTCGTGGCCCGCTGTTGCTGGCGCCGTCGCCTATGACGTGGAGTGGCGCAAGGACAGCGGCAACTGGATCAAGGTGCAGCGCACAGGCTCGACGAGCGTGGACGTCACCGGCATCTACTCCGGGGCCTACCTGGCGCGTGCGCGTGCGGTGAGTGCGTTCGAAATCTCGTCGATCTGGAAAAACTCCAGCCTGACCAATCTGGAAGGAAAGACCGGCCTGCCGCCGGCGGTGTCGTTCCTGACCACCACCAGCCTGGTGTATGGCATCGGTATCCAGTGGGGATTCCCACCAGATGCGGAGGACACCCAACGGACGGAACTCTGGTACAGCGAGTCGCCCGACTTGACGACGGCAGTCAAGCTGAGCGACTTCAGCTACCCGCAGGCATCGCACGAGATGCACAGTCTGTTGGCTGGGGCGAGTCTGTTCTTCTGGGCGCGCTTGGTGGACCGCACTGGCAATGTCGGCCCGTTCTTCCCAGTGCCTGGCGCGGTTAATGGTCAGGCCAGTTCGGATCAAGCGGAGTACGAGAAGTATTTTGCGGACAAGATCGGCAAGGGCGCCTTGTACCAAAGCCTGCGCGAAGAGATCGAGCTGATTACAGGCGATGGGCCGGGATCAGTAAATGAGCGACTCGAGGAAGCCAAGCAAGAGCTGGAGGAACTGATCAAGCAGGTAAGTGATGCGCTCGCCTACGACCCTGTAAAACCCTATCTTAAGGGCGAAATCGTCCGGCTTGACCAACGCCTATACCAAGCAAAAGGCCCGGTGCCCGTGGGGGAGGCGCCGCCCGACGCAGACTATTGGACCGATATCGGCACCATCCTGGAAACAGCGAACGCGCTGGCATCCCAGGTCCAGATCATCGAAACCAAGATCGAGGAAATAGACGGCAAGGTGTTGGCGACCGCCACGTCGGTAGAAGCGCTGCGCTCGGCGGCTCGTGGTGATGACGGCAGCGGAGACCTGGCCGGAGCCTTGAAGGCGTGGACGTCCACAGCAGACTTGGCAGTTGAGCGCAAAACCCGTGCAACTGAAAGTGATGCAATGGCTCAGCAGTTGATCACGCTCGGGGCTCAGGTGGGAGACAACAAGTCAGGGCTGACGACTCTTGAGCAGGTTGTCGCCTCCAATCGGGAGACAGCAGCAACCCAGGTCACACAGCTCAAGAGCGGGCTCACGGCAGTTTCAGGCCTCGTTGACGAGCAGGGCAAGACGATTGCAGGGCTGGGCAGTGCGATTGCAGGCCAGGCCGAGGCAATCACTGGGCTCGATACCAAGGTCACCAACTTGGATGGACGAGTTACGGCTCAGGCGTCCAGTAACGAATCGCTGCGAGCTTCTGTGCGTGGTGATGACGGTGCTGGCGAGCTGGCTGGGGCGTTGAAGGCGTATGAGTCCACCGCAAGTATCGCCCAACAAATGCGCGTTGAAGCATCTCGCGAACTGGCAACTGCTGAGCGGTTGACGACCTTGCAGGCTGGGGTTGATGACGCGAAAGGGCTTATCCAGCAGGAGGAAAAGGTTAGAGCCACCGCGATAGATGTGCAGGCGAAGCGGACTGATACCGTCCAAGCCAGCCTTGGACAGACAAACGCCTCGGTTCAGCAGGTAAGCCAAGTAGTCGTAGGGCTCGATGGCAAGGTATCAGCACAAACCACCATTAAAGCTCAAACCATAGTTGATGGAAGGAGGGTTACTACGGGGCTTGCTTTTGGCTCAGATGGTGAACAATCGGAGTTCTTGATTTTCGCCCAGCGGTTTGCCGTTGTGAACGAGATTAACGGAGAAGTAATCCCGATGTTCGTGATCGAAAATAATCAGGTGGTCTTCAATACAGCAATCATTAGCAAGGCGTTTATCCAAGAAATTATTCTTGGAATGACACTGCGTTCAGAGAAAGTGGATGCAAATGGACTGCCGCTGATAGAGCTCGATATGCGCGCTGGTACTTTTGCTTTCCGAGGTGCCAATAGCGCCGGGAACTCGATGCTGCTCAATGCTGATGGCTTGAAAATGACCTACTCGAACGGCGTCGTCGGTATCGACATGAGGCTATAGCATGGTTGGACTAGTGATAAGGGATCGCGAAACGGGTCTGGTTAAGGTCGATATGACCATGAACATTAGCCAGACCCAGGGGTCAGTGGTCACCAACTCTGCAAACGGTTCAATACCTATCCCACCGCCACCAGCAGGTAAGACTCAGTTTTCAGTCGTTGTCCCACTTCAGGATCTGCAATTGGAAAAAGGAAAGCTCCCTGCAGCGGTTATCGCCAACGGTGTTCTTTCCTGGGTCTACCGCTATAACACCAATGGCTGGGGTAATTTTTCCGCCAATTGCATTATTTACTACGGTTATTATTAATGGCTAATCTCGTAGTTAAAAAACAGGATGGCAGCCTTTTATTTGATACAGGAAAAATAACATATGGATTAGTGAAAAGCGGAAACCTTCGCGTCATCGAGACATGGTGGCGGCGGAATTTCAAAGGTGGCAACGTTGATCCTAATTGGGGCGGTAATTGGACAGGGTCGGGTGTCAGCCCTAACGTGGCTTTGTCGGACGTGATTTATGGGTTCACTGTCGTCGGGGCTACCTCTCCAATTGTATTTCTCACTGGGAGCGGTTGTTTGCAGGGAACAAAGATCTCTGGCGACTCGATGACATTTCTCTACACCAATGCAAGCGTTAGCACTAAGTTCTATTGTTTTGATTTAATGAAAGATACACTCGCTGGATCGCCATATCTAAAAACACGGCAAGCCGATGGCTCAATGACATTTAATTCTCTGCAATTGGCATTGAATGTGGTTGCTGCCATCCAAGCCCCCGCGCCTACTGGAACTCAAGAAACGCTATACCCAATACCGTCAGGAAGCAGACCCTACGCAAATGCTGTTCTAACTGTAGAGCAACGCCAGACGCCACCCAGTTACCAGTCAAATATATTCACCGCCAAGGTTACGATAAACATAAAGGCCGGCGTCGAGTATGCAGCCTATCTGCCCTGGAGCCGAGGCTGTCAAATCTGGCTTTATGGTGTCAATGAGACGAAGAATACATACCGTTACGGTGGAAGCGAAGGATGTGGCGGGACTGTTGGTGGTATTCAGTTTATGTTCGGGCCGGCAGGAGGGACCCCCGAAGATTACCCAGTTGTTGTGACGGGTACTCCAATGCCACCAAGCTTTTCGCAAGTGCCGACGGATCGGCTGCCCACTGCTTTGGTCATCGAAACGGCAAGCCTGCCATTTCCGTTTAATTAAACAATCAGCTTAACGAGCCCGCCGAGTGCGGGTATTTTTTTGCCTGGAGAGACTTATGGCTTCTTGGTACACGGAAGGAACAGTCGCAGTTACTAACGGGAGCACTGTCGTAACTGGGACAGGGACAAAGTTTTCTAATGCTCGTTCTGGGGACATGTTTGCCGGCCCTGATAATGGGATTTATCAGGTGATCAACCCGTCGAGTGAAACGGCCATTTCGATCTCGCCAGCCTATCGAGGGGCGACAGCGACCGGCGCTGCGTACGGTGTTGTACCGGTCAACGGCTATCCCAAGGCGCTGGCTGATGCAGTGAACCTGATGGTTCAACAATGGGGCTCCACCCTGGCAGGGCTTGGCCCTCTGTCGAGCGCCGCTATTGCGCCAGTCGCCAACGGCGGTACCGGTGCCTCGACAATTGTGGGGGCTCGGGCTGCGCTGCAGTTGAAAACCGGTGCATTGGCTGATGTTGTTGGCGTCGTCGCCAGCGGCGCGATCCTGGAGTCGGGAACCAACGCGAATGGCAGTTACACCAAATTCGCTGATGGCACCTTGATCTGCACTAACACGATTTTGGTAACAGCCACCATCGCGCCTGGCGCATCGATCAGTCCTTCTATCACCCCGGCTCATGCCTTCGTAGGCTCCCCGCTGGTCTCGACTGCGCTGGTGTTCTACACCGCAGGGCAGGGTGCGCAGATTTACGCATCAAAACAGTTCTATGGACTGTCGGGGTCATTCATCAACACGGGGGTCTCGGCGTCTGCGTCGTTCCCAAGCTTCACCGCTTTGGGCAATAACACTGCCTATTCCTATGAGTTTCGATTTAGCGCTATCGGGAGATGGAAATCATGATTATTAAATTGTCGCCACAGCGGCGAGATGACGAACTGATCGTTTCCAAGCGCAGCGATGTGCTGACTATCAATGGTGAGCGCTTCGACTTCCGCGGAGTGCCTGAAGGTGCAGTGCTACCGAGTTCAGCTGTGGACTGTGATTTTGTTGTGGGTGACATCACGCGTATCGACGGTGAGTTGACGCTGACCCTGCTGTTGCCGTGCGGCGATGACGCCTCACCCGCAGCGAATTACCCCGCCGATATCGTCAACCCGCCAGACGGCAATGTGAGTCTTCCCCAATGAGCAATATCGATTTCAGCAAGATGGTTACCGCCGAGCAGCGCCATGCGGATGAAGAGCGTGCCGCCCTTGAGTCCGTTCTGTCATCGCGTCGCGCTGCCTACCTGTCCGAGTCCGACCCGCTCAGACTGGAGGCCGACTACGACGCCTTGAGCCGTGGCCTGGAGCCTGACTACACCGCGTGGCTGGCGTCAGTGGCCGCGATCAAGGCGCGTTTCCCTTTACCGGTGAGCGCTTCCGCTTTAGACGCCTAAAGCCACCAGTACACCGCCACCCGCCTTGAGCGGGTTTTTTATTGCCTGGAGAAAAAAATGAACGCATCCAAGAAAGACCGGGACATCCTGGCGCGCACGCTGTGGGGGGAAGCTCGCGGCGAAGGTCTTGCAGGCCAGATAGCCGTGGCTTGGACCATCCGCAACCGTGTGTTCGACGGCAAAGCCAAATCATGGTGGGGGGAAGGTTACGCCGGTGTGTGCCTGGAGCCGTGGCAGTTCAGCTGCTGGAACCAGAACGACCCGAACTACGCCTACCTGAGCGGTGCCAAGCAGATCCCGGCAGTGCAGTTCGCCCAGGCCCAGCGCGCTGCGGATCAGGTTATGTCAGGCGCGGTACCGGACCCCACCGGCGGCGCCACGCATTACTACGCGACCACGATGCCGAAGGCCCCTGCCTGGGCGGCGAAGGCCACGCAGACGCTGCGCCTTGGTCACCATGTCTTCTTCAAGGATGTGCCGTGATGACGCCCGGGCAGAGGCTGGCTTGCTGTGGGCTTGCGGCTGTCCTTCTGCTGGTGTTGGGCGCTGGCGGTGGTGCGTGGCTCGCGGCCTGCCATTATCGGCCGCTACTCGACGCGGCGAACACCAACCTGGTCAGCGCTCAGTTGGCGCGCAACAGCCTGGAAGCGCTGGCGGGAGAGCAAGGCAGGAAGCTGGGTGAGCTTGTCCAGGCCGGCGGCCTGCGGGAGCGAACTGCCGCCCAGGCCCTGGCAAAAGCAACGCAAGAGGCCCAGCCCGACTACGCCGCTGCCAATCAGTTGTTGCGGGGGCGAATCGGTGGCGACCCAGCCCAGGCTGCTGCGGCCATCATCGATCAGGAGTTGGGTTTATGAGACCTTTTCTGGTGCTGTTAGCGCTGGCGCTGACTGGCTGTGCGGGTAGGGAGCCAGAGGTGCGCACTGTGCGCGTGGAGGTACCGGTGCTGGTTCCGTGCAAAACAAAGGAGGTCGCGGTGCCGCCGTGGGCAGCTGCTGGACTGAAGAAGTCCGACAGCCTGGAAGTAAAGGTTCGGGCATTGTTGGCCGAGCGTCGGCAGCGGATCGGTTACGAGCGGCAGCTGGTCGCTGCGGCACAGGCTTGCCAGTAGGCCTGGTGGTATCACTCCCTGATCGGCTGGATGAGCTCAGGGCCTTTGTTTCGCACGTAGCCCACAGCCGTATCGACCTTGAACCACTCGAGCACTTCGGACAGCTCGCCCTGGTGAAGCACTATCTGCTCGGCGCGCTCCTTGGGCGTGGACGGGTCCAACCATTCCCGCGCCAGGTCTGGTGTCAGCACTACGAGCCGCCGGTCGTGGATGTCCACCTGCCGCCGGCACTCGCATTAGGTCACAAGATCGGCGACCTTCATTGTTCTGAGCCTATTCTTGGCTAGTTGTGAGATGGGTTTCTCTATCAACGTGAAACTTGCCCACGAAACCGCAGCAATCGTTACCGTAATCAGTGCGAACGTTGTCAACGTATCTAGGCCGGCTATCTGCTGGAACCTCAGCCCAAAGCAAATTACAAGCACATGGCATAGGTAGGTCGAATAGGACCAATCACCGAGTTTTGATAGGAACCCTATTCGACTGAACAAACGTTCCTGTGAGACCGCAGCTATCAATATCACGGCGCAAGGTAAGCCGTTCCCATAAGGGTCGTGATTTATTGGGGAGTTTACGGAGATTCTCCAGAGCGCTACGGCGACCAGAGACGCGGCCACCACTAAAGGAATACGGGTGACATACCCTTTTTGGTAAAGCAGGGCGATGCCTATACCAAACAGAAACTCATAGACGATTCGGTTCTTGAAGAAAATGAAGTCTCCACCCAGGGAAGGCAGGAAAGCTTGCATCAGCAATACCCCAGCGACGATTGCAATAACTCTAAATCGCGCTGGAAGGTAAAGGGCCAGAAAGAATATTACGTAAAATGCCATTTCGTAATTTAGAGTCCATCCCATAGTGACCACCGGATACAGGCCGATTCCCGAGGGGTTCTGCGCGGGTATGAAAAATAAACTCTTTAGTAGAAATACCGGCTCGTACATTGTTAGAGGAACGATACCTGGCGCAATCAAAATTGTAGCTACGGTGGCTAATGTAAATAACCAGTAGGCTGGGGCAATACGCGCCAGTCGATGTAAGGCAAAAACCCCAGGCGATTGTTGTTTTTGGGATGCGGATAGATATATTACAAATCCACTAATTACAAAAAATAAATCAACGCCTATAGCACCGTACTTATATAGCCCTACCGAAACAGGATCTGTAAGTGAAAATTTGAATGCGACCTGCATGTAGTGATGAAAGACCACAATCCATGCGGCCAAAGCTCTTAAAGTCTGTATTGAATTGAGCATGAGTGCAGCCGTCTTAAAAAACAGAGTATACCCAAATCTGTGCTACTGGACGGCTAACACACCGGTCATGCCTTCGGATCCGTGATCTTCCGCAGCTCGCCCAGCAGTCGCTGATTCTCTCGGAACAGGTGGTCGCGCTGGTCCGTCAGTATGTCCACGGATCTGTAACTGAGCGTGCCAGAAGGCTCGGCGTTTACGGACGCCAAGCGGTCACGCGCCGTCTTGAGCTCCTTTATCAAAATGGCCTTGTCTAGCGCCAGCGCATCATTCATTTGGATAAGCCCGGCTATATTCGCTCTAGCCATGGTCAGTTGGCGCTGGAGTTCGCAGATATCATCTTGAAGCATGGAGCACTGGTGCTGGTACATCTCCAGTGGGGTAGGGCAGCCAAGCCAATCCTCGGTGTCCATATCAACGTTCATAGCGAAACCTCAAATACTGTATGCGTGTACAGTAATCGAGGGTTGGAAGTGGCGCGATTTGAGCCGACGAGCTGTAGGGGCTTGCGACTATTCCGACTCCATCAGCACGGCGAGAGTCATTTTGATGAACTCTTCGTTGTGTCCGATTGTGAAGAGGGCGCCTCGCACGTTGTCTGCCACCTCGGCGGAGCCACGTTGCTCAACCCAATTTGACAGCTCCAGGATGGACGCCTCGAGGGCAAGTTGGTTTTCGTAGAGTTTGGAAAGCAGGGAAGGGATTAGGTCTGAGTTCGGCATCGTTGTTCCTCCGTGGAGCGAACAGCGTAGCAGGCAAATTATTGAGTGGGGAGATCGTTCGGCAGGACGCCGGAGAAGGGGGAAATCATTTCCGCAACCCAATGCACGCCCCTTTATACATGCGGGCTGTAGGCTTGGTAAAAACTCTGAGTTGCGGAAACGATAAATAGCTAAGGTGTTGATTATTATAGTTAACTCGGCAGTCTTGAAAACCGGCGGACGTTAATAGCGTCTCCAGGGTTCGAATCCCTGGTTTCCCGCCAAGATTTACACGAAAGCCTCGCGAAAGCGGGGCTTTTGCGTTTCTGGGGTTTGGTTATACCGGGCTATTTAGGCAGTTGGTCTAACTCGAAAGGCCAGGAACACCGGCCCGAATGGGAAGGTACTGACTTCCAGCTCATCCAGTGGATTGAGCGTGTGCGTGCGGCTTCCAGCGTTGCTGTAGATCACGTGGCTGCTGGATACGGCAATGTTGATCTTGCCGGCGGCTGCCTGGATTAGATTCACCTTGAACCCTTCAATCACATCATCACCGATTGTCAGCGTGACATCTGTATCGCTGATGACCAGCATCGACTTGCCTGAATCCGACATGGTCAAGGGCCTGCTGCCGGTGATAGAAACATTGGTGTGCACATGTCCGCCAGCGTGGTAACTGACCATTCTCGGATCAGCGAAGACCCGGGCGAAGGAGCCGACATAATTCACACTGGCGCGCATGTCGTCGAATTGCTCAACCACGTATGTACCAATGCTGCCGGAAACTTCCCCATTGGGGTCCAGAACCCATTTGCGTCCTACCATCAACCCGATCTGGGTATTGGCACGTACACCGGCACGCATTTCTTCCAGAAAGAGCTGGCTGATCTGGCCACCGCCTTTGCCCTGGACATAGGTAAATCGTGCAATGGAATGGCTGTCGCCAGTGGGGCTGCCCTGGGCAGTATCGACCTTGTAGTCGACAAAGTCTGCCGAGACGATGGTGGTCGTGGTGTTGGCGTTTGGCGCCCAGGTAAAATCCAGGACCCTGCCGGTTTTGACCTGCTCTAGAGAGGTGGTGGCTTGTGATGTAGTCGTAGAGCCTGACTGCTTCAAATCGTCATTCATGATACTCATCCGTAAGTGAAGTCGAGGGTCGAAAGTACACGAAGCAAATGACCGCCGTCATCACAGCACTTTTTCTACAAGACTATGCTGTCTTACTGGATCCGTATGGAGCTGTCATCGTGCACGTGCCCTCGCACTGCGTATTCATTACTAAGCACAGTACGGAGCTTTTAGCTTGACTGATTTATTCCTCTCCACGGCAGCCATGGCCTGCCTCATGATTTCAAGCTTGTTTGTTAGGTGAACGTCGAAACTTCTAAAACAGTGCCCTGTCCCAGCTTTCATACCGATGTTTAAGTGCAACCTGCGAAAGCGGCTGAAAAGTCAGCGAGATGGAGTCATTCGAATGAAAATACTGAGCCTTTCGATGCTGGCGGGTGCCTCCATGATGCTAGTCTCTGAAGGCGTTTGGGCTGAGCAATATCTGCCCGAGATTGCCAGCAAAGCGCCTTACAAAAAAGCCTACGCAGAGATGCTCAGTTATCCGGACTGGGTCAGTAAAGCTCAGGGCACAGCGTCGCCAGTCGAGACGGTTTCGGCGGATGGTAAGCGCTTTACGGTAGGCCACATGTGCAAGGCACATGATTGTGCAGACAATCAGCTAATAGTGGTCTTTAACGCAGATGGAACAAAGTCCTGGGGGCTACTCGCGACGCGTCCAGCCGAGGGAGAGGCATTCAGTAAGCAATTACTGGGTGATCCCGACAGTGTCGTTCAGGGCCTACTGAATAAGTCGTTTGCTGACAACAATCCCGAAGATTGA